TCCTCATCCTCGTCTTCTTCAAATTCTTCTTCAAAGTCTACCGAAGACCAGCCATCCTCTTGATCCAAAAAGCCTTTATCCGAATTCTCTTTTACTTTTTTACGAATAATTTTAAGTTCATTGACAGCTGATCCATCTCTAATCATCTCATCAACATCTTCTTCTTCATAATAGAAAAGAAGTTCATCACGAATATCTAGTTTGGTCATTTTTTCGGGATATTCATATTCAAGTTCTTCAAGATCAAGAAAATCATTGTTTTCGGTATCATAACCAGTGAAATTATTCAAAAAGCTTCGACCTATAATACCTCTACAGCTACTAATTGAAGAATGAGAAATTATTTTCTCTGAAAGTTCGGACTCAAATTCACTTTCATCAAAAAGTTGGGGGTATTTTACTGAAAACTCAATGTTTTCGGCAAGAATGTAAGAATTACAAAGAGTTTTAACCCTGACTTGCGCTTTGATTTCACGACCTGCAGCAGTAGAGACCACAATTGATACGTCATGATTTTGGTTGATATAAGCATCATCTGTCCCTGAGAAGAATGCTCCCATGGTATTATGACTATGGATAACACCAATTATAACTTTATTATCAGCCAAGGATTCCCAATTATATTCAACGTTATAAACGCTAGTGCCGGTAACCTTTTGAGAATCAGGAATAACCAAGTCAGTAACAGATACTTTATGATTATCGTGGTCAACAGATCCAACCAAGTACGCCAACCATTCCAAATTAGGATAAACTTTCTTTAATTTTTCAATTTTTTTATGTGCAAGAAGGTGAAATTCGATGTGATACTTAGACACATTTATATGACCGCAAGTTTTGATGATCTTAATACCCGAATCCCAACAATTGAATTTAGATTCTTTTACGTTAAATGCCCCGCCCTTATCATGGAGTTTGATCAGATCATCAAAGTCTTTATCTGAAATAAGTTCAAGTGCTTTATTTTCTTTAATACCAAACATATAAAATCCCTTCTTATGCTTTTTTAGTTTTTTTTTAATTTTCTTTTCTTCCCCATAATACCTCACAATTTATTATCGATATATTTCTGATAAATCGCAACCCATTTCGCCATTGTGATATTTGAGGATTTTGGCCACACCCAGATACGCAACGATGATAGCTGGTGGTGCCCAACTCGGGGTTATACGATACCCATCTTGGGTTTCTCCTGAATCCCATGTTGCGACTCGATCATTGATCGACATCCTGGTCCCGTCATACCCCACTTTAAGATACCGTGCTTCATTTTCTTGAGCCATACGTTGGTTTTCTAACTGACTTTTATGATTATCAGTACAGTCAACAATCCAGTCAACACCTTTAGGATAGGTATGATCTTTCAGTGGAAACGGAAACGATTTGACCATACAGTTCGGACGAAGAGATTTTACCACCTGCTTGACCACATCAGCTTTATTTTTCCCAATAACATCAACTGTTACATCAAGACGGTTAAGGTTTGATTCTTCGATGGTATCAGGATCAAAAACATAAATTGTTTCGACACCTGACATTGCAAGACCTTTAGCGACATGAAAACCGATACCGCCAGCCCCGATTACACAAACTTTAATTTTGTTATTAATACCATCAATCAAATCCTGCCGATCATAAAAACTCATAATAAATTCCTTTCTTTTATGCCCAAAGATAATGCTAAACTACCACACAAATTTTTATATGTCAATCACTTTTTGACCATCCATCGGAGAGGTTCTGAAATTAAAAGAGGGTCTTTTCAAACCCTCTTTTTTTTGAAATTATGTTGACCAGACTTGACCTACCGAACCGCGAGTTCCTTGATCACCCCTGTCAGTGTTACGATCAATACCAGCCCTATCATCGGATTGTGAAGTCACATATTCAACGTTAACAGCTGCTTCACCCCTAAGAACGTGTTGTGACAAAGTATTCAGTCGGGGAAGACCATCCGGGTTACGATTACCCGGAGACTGAGTATTAACGTTTTCCAGAACCCCCATAGCATGGCGGGCAATAGATAGAATATCTTTAGGTTCAGACCAATTTGACGGGATTTTCCATTGACCCCAACAATCCGAACTATTACCCATTGAATGATAATGTTTAAATTTGGAAAGACCGATTGTTTTACAAACCGTTACAGAACGAACTTTATCTTTAACAGTAACAATTACCAGTGTTACCGGAGAAACGAGACGTTTTGCATATTTCGGATCAATCGGCTCACCATCAACAAATTTTGGCCAATAAACACCTTGATATAACCAAGTTAAAACATCATTTTCTCTGTAACTTGGGTGACCCTTGACCACGGACAGTCCGGCTTTTGCTTGTTCATACGTGATATCCGGCATCAAGTTTGCACTAGACAAGCGTACTTGAAGATTTCGCTCTTTTTCCTCAAAATCAATACGATTCTGTTCAACCATATAAGACATTTCAGAGATCTTTTTATTAACAACATTTTTTATGGCTTGAAGTTTTTCAGTAAGTTTTGCTGAATATTCAGCCCTAATTTCATCTTCCGGGAGAGAAGTTTCTTCGGTGAATTCTAATTTAACAAGTCTACCACCGATACGAACGGTCATACCCTCGGATTTAATATTATCAATATTGATATCATCCAATACTGAATCTATGTCACTTTTAATCGATTCAGCGATATTCACATCCCACACTGCCATTTTAATTCCTTTCTGTAAATCAAACCGATATGAACATCTTATATTTAATGATTGGGATTGTCAACAGTAAAGTTTAAAATTATAAAGAAGAGTTGGGTCTTGATTGACCCAACTCGATTAAATGGTTATACTCGGTTAAGCACCAGCCACTTCATAAGGGCGAATTTCCAGAGACATGCTGGGGTTAAGGGATTCTGGTGCATCTGCAGGATCAATTTCAGAACCGTTCAGAATAACCCGGAACTTGCCAAGACCTGCGTTACGTGCAGCGTTAACAACAGTATCGCGAAAAGAAGAACCGGCTTCGATAGTGTTGGTGGAACCATTAATGGTAAGAGTAGTACTTTCAGTCATATTAAATCTCCTTTCAAGAGAAGTGTGAATTTCCTCACCATGAGGATAAAAATTATTGTTTCGCTTAAGACAGGAACATATTATCAACTCGTCCTCGGTATGTCAACACTTTTTTCACATTCCACGTTTATGGTAAGTTGATTTATTGCTAGACTCTGTTGTCCATTTTTGTTCGGTATCATCAACCGTCCAAACGTTTTCTTTTTTCGATGCATTCCATAAGCCATGACCCAACGGATTCGTTAACGGAAGACCACACGATTTACGAAGGTATTCCCATCCTTCTGTGACCGATTTTTTGTAATAATCATCAAATTCAACTATATCCAATGGGATTTCGGTTGGAATATTTATATTAAAATATTTTTCGAGTTTCTTGATGTTTGTTACAAAATTTACATGATATGCGTAGTAACGATCAATATCACCCTTGGTTGGAATCACACTGTGATCTTCTTTTGAAATCAATTCAATTTCAGCTTTAAGGGCATCTTGAAATTCTTTCTCTTGTTTACTTTGTAGATCAAGATTTGAATCCTGAATTTTTTTGACACCAAAAATGATTTCACTTTCCTCTTTATGGAGCCAATTATCAATCCTTTCATGTACCCATTTGAATATGTTCATACTTTTCCTTTCAATCTCGATATCAATCTTCTGATTTCTGTAAAAGATAGTAATTTTCTCTGCCATCGTTTCTTTCAAATGATACCATACCAGATTCTTGTGAATCCATCCATACAAATTTTACCTTAAAATTCGTAAAATTATCATCAATAACCTGCAAAAGAGCATTAAAATTCTTATAATCCAAACAAATATCACAATTAGAAACATTAATGGTTGCAAGTTCAAAACTAATCCCATTCATAAATCTGTTAGATCTGTCAGTTGTTTCAATTATAAACTTATTATCACAAACTGTAAAGTAGACAACTTCAAATTTACCAGCAATTTTACGAATTTTATCAAAATTACTTTTGAGTTCATTGGTCAATTCTAATTCATAGAATGGCTGAATGTTTGGAGTATTTCCGGTGAACGTTGTAACAGTGCTTGGCATACAAAAAAACAGGTCTGTTTTATGTCTACCAGCTTTTAGTACAATCCCTGCAGTATTAACACTTAGATCAACAACATCATTATCAATCAGGTTCAAGTATGGTTTAACATTTACATTTGGCTCATCAAAATATAAATCCACTTCATCTGGCAATTCCGTAACTACATCATTAGGAAGATCCAATGAAATAACAACAGAGTTCCCCTGACTTCTCATTTTTGATATCACTCTATCTCTTTGAATGTTCAAGTGAACAGAGGGAATCACATAGTTCAATGTCGCTTTTTTGATCAATTCTTGTAAATTATTTACATTAATATTCATATATATATCCCTTTATTTTTAATCGCACTCAATCCAAACTTTATTCTCCTTAAAATTTTCAAGAAGTTTCAGATGTAAGTGGTATTTTTCTTGTCGTAAAACTGTTGTTTTGAAATGAGACAAGAACCATATTGCCAACAGTATATTAATAATACTTAACCCTATGGGATTGAACATAAAACATGCTACATTAAGACCAAATGCACACGCCAAAAAAGCACTCATAAACTCTTCTAAATACAAAACTTTCTTAAGCTTACTCGATGTTCGATTAATCTTCGACATAAGTTCTTCTTCTGATACATCAACCCCTTGACTCATAACAACATCACTCTTTTTTTCTGACATAGTTCTACCCTTTCCCTATTGAAAGAAGTGCTTCTCTTTTTGAGACTCCGTAAGTTTCCATGAGAGATTTAACTTTCTCATTATCTTTTGATTCCTTGGATTTTTTTGTAAATTTAATAAATCTCTTCTTTTTTGGAATCTTTGATACATAATACCGGAATATTAGTTTATCGTCAAGGGAAAAATGATATTGATTTATTTTATTAACAATTTCAATAAGTTCTGGATCTTCTGACAGAAACAATGAGATAACCCATGCACTAACCTCTTTCGGATTATAATTACAAGGGGTTTTAGTGTTTATTGCGTTCAACACCTCTGTTAGATGGTTTCCTTTTTTTGTTGGGGACTTTCTTTTTATCATCAGTTTTCTCCTTGAAATCTGGTTTTATGTTATCATTCAAAGAATCTTGTAGCTTTTTTAAGATATCAGGAGTCACTTCAAAGTTCTTTTTCTTTTGATTGTCATACCTCTTTTTTGATTTCATACCGCACCACCTCTCATCATTTTCACACACATACTTATAAAGTTTATCTCCCTGTTAGCTACCATATTATCGCGATAGTCATGTTCACCAACCAATTCTATCGCCACACCTGCGTTTTTAAACTTCTCATCATCATTAAATAATATATCACATATAAACATATAAAGACTTGTATAGTCAATAGGATTGGATTTTAGAATAGCCCTTATCTTATCCAATTCGCCTTTATATAATCCGTCCAAGATTTCCTTATACGTCTCTTCTGATGCAGATAATACAAAGTTGTCTCGTAACACACCATCAATAACATTCATTCTTAATGTTACCAATGTATTACGGACATCGGGCTTTTTCTGCCATATAGACTTGACCATTTCAACTACAGTTTTTTTGTTATACTTAACCCCTTCTTGGTCAAGAATAGACCAACAACGTTTAACAACATCGACTGCTGGCGGATTGTTTAATTCCACGTGCTGACACCTAGAAAACATTTCATCCATAATTTTATGGGGATAGTTACATGCCAAAATGAATCTGGTGTATTTTTGTGTCTGTTCAATTAAATCACGCAACATAGCCTGTCCGTTGTGCGAAAGATAATCAACCTCATTAAGAAAAACTATCTTAAGGGCACCAAAACCGATGGATGTTGCAAATGGTTTAACTTTATCACGAACATCATCAATGCTCGTATAATCCGAACAATTAATCTTAAGGATATCTATATCAGGATGTGTTGACCTGAGAACATCGACGAATGTTCCTTTTCCTGTACCGGGAGGTCCGCTAAGTATCATGTTAGGTAATTCATCAAGTGCTTTCTTTAAAACCGGTTTGAGTTCTTCCGACACAATCATTTCTTCAAATGATTTTGGCATGTATTTAAATTCATAGGGAGTAGTATTCACAGATAATCCTTTTTTTGTTTTTATTGACATTAAAGCGAAAGGGTGGAATGTAAACCATCCTTTTATGACATTAATATAATAGATTATTTGATAATTATTCGATTGTATCCTTTAGCTGTTGAGATGGTTTGAACGTGGGAATTCTTTTAGGTGGAACACGAACCGGAGTACCAGTTTGCGGATTACGTGCCAATCTAGGTTTTCTTTGTCTTACAATAAAGTTCCCAAAACCAACCAAAGTCACCTTACCGTCTTTTTTCATACCAAATTCAATACCTTCCAAAATAGCATCCACAAAAATTTTTACATCTTTTTTGTATGTTCCTGTTTGGTTTGCAACATATTCTACTAGCTTTGCTTTATTCATAAATTTAAACTCTCCTCAACTTCAACAAATTATTTACTATCAATAATATTGAATTTTACTGTAAATGTAAACCTTTATGTTTCTCTTTACGTGAATATTTCTTATCACCATGTCTTTGAGTAGGAGGTGCGATAGGTTTCCTAATTTTATCAAAAACTGATTTATTTTTATTCTTTTTCATGGCAACGAACCTTTATTATTTTGTTTGATAAACAGGGATATACGATGTGTTTACAGATTTTTTCTTAAGTTCTTTTTGTTTCTTCTCTCTATCCGAATCCGTTTCAGGGTCATATGGATCGTCACCCTCTTCATCGGTATCAGACTCTGAATCTGATGCCTGTTCATCAGAATCTTTATCATCATTCTTCTTCTTTGCCGGGAAATTTTTACCGTCACTCCCCCCTTCACCAAGGAAGAGGTCAATCTTTTCTAGTAAATCCATATTATACACTCCTGTTGTGTTTATTACAAGAGTATTTATAAAATTTTACACAAAAAAATTGAAGGGATGCCACAATGTGAGTGTAGTATCCCTTCGTCTTCTCTAGTTATATAGTCTCTAGTATAATGTATAATCTTTATATAAGTCTAGATCATACGGGAGGGCAAGAATTTTTTTAGATTTGTGTCCTTGTAATCTCCTAACCCTTGAATTACGAACAAGGATATACTACCATCGTTAAGTTATCTTCTTTAAGTTTCTTTAATTAGTGTTTCTACTACGGCGAACCTCGGATTTTTACTAGTCTAGTTCCAATCATACGTTCTCCTGTCAGTTATACACTTTTCAGTAACGTTTTTCAACCTGTGGCCGCAAGCTAGGAGGATTCCTTCATCATCATCGCTAATGTGTCGGTCATCACCCTTTAAGAGTCTATAGAATATCAAATAGGAATGGGTATGTAAACCCCTTTGGACAAAAAAGAAGGGCTTTTATTCATTGCTGAGGAAAAAGCCCTAAGAAAAACCTTATATATCAACAGCGAATCCGCTGTTAAAGAGGGGATGGGCGAAGTAACCTCTCACCCTATAGGTTGGTCTGAGCATGTTACCTTTACAGACCGTGTATAAGGGGGATTTTTAAGGAAAACCCCCGAACCATCCGAAAGTATTTATAAAATCTTGACTTCTAATAAAATTTTTATAAAACTTCCTCAACCTTATCAATTTTGGTACGTTTAACTTCGTCTTCACACATATAGAAGACCATCTTCTCTGTAGTTTTCAATAAGGGGTATCGTTCACCCTCAATAACAACGATTTTACTATCACTGGCATAATTAGTATTTTTCTCTATCATCTTCATCAATCCAGACAACAAAACCATCAGAACTCTTTTGTAGGATGTAATCCTGCCCATTATATCTTACAAAATGTTTGTTCAGGGTCTTGTTATGCTTTGGTTTCCTTGTGATTTTTTTCACAACATCGTGATAATAAGGTCTTACACAAAATTTAATCTCAACTTTTTCCATTAGTAGCCCCTTTCTCGTATAAAACACACTACCATGTTTCATATAAGATGTAAACATTAATCCTCGTTAACAGGTTTAACATTTTCACCACGACCTTTTGCCTCTTTAAATGCTCTCCAATACTGTGACGTTTCACCTGTCCAATCACACATATCAGTCTTGTTATTATACTTCAACTCAAATGAACCGAAATCAGGTTTTTTTGTCATTTGTTTCCCACACACAGGACAGACATCTTTTGGATCTTCTCCATATGAAAGCCATAAATCTTCTTTAATAATCCCACAATTCACACAAACTATATCTATCAACACTTTTTTAGACATATCACTCCTCTCTTTTTATTAATATCATTTTGAATAACCACTATCATACCAACCCCCGCCTTTCAATTCAAATGATGACACACTAGGTATTTTTATAGCATCACCACCACAATCCGAACATTTCATTTTATTAATATAAGAGTGACTCATTGGTATGAGATTTTCTTTAACACATCCACATACCTTGCATTTAAATTCATATATAGGAATGACACACCTCCTCCATCTCACACAAATATTTAAGTTTGTAAGATGTTGCTTTTATTGTATATAAAAAATTTATGACACTTAAACTCGTATCAAGTAGTGGCATCTATTCTCTCCAAAAAGTTTCTTATATTATTGATTAAATTTTTTACATTACCATCACTGTCGAAATAAACGGATGATGATTTTTTATTACCGAAATTGTAGATACCACCCTCTTTGAATTGTCCTACATTCTCACCCCATGATATACAAGGAGCGCCTTGTAGGTTAGATATAACTGCCCAATGAGAACATGGACACACGACAGCGGTGGCGTTTGTGATTGCTGTTACAATTTTTTTATAACCATTCCGTAAATAATCAACATTTTTTAAAATTTCATTATCATCTGGTAAGTGACACTTCATATCACCTATCAACGATACTCTGTAGTTTTTTTGTAAAAAGTCCCATATATGAATGGCATCAGCGGGTGACATACATTCATCTGGAATAAAAACAATGTTCCCTCTCTTCTTTGAAATGGAAACTTTAATTGGTTCAAAAACCTTATGATACATTGATATAGGTGATATGTATTTGACATATGGTAGTGATTGGTGATTAATGTCTTTTTTAATACAACCTATCTGCTCAACAATATCATCCTTATATTCTTTAACAATTGACATAAAATCACGTTGATCTACATCTTTATGAGAATATCCATTATGATGAATTTCTTGCCGCGTAATCTGTTTGTATACAGGTATAAACTTCTTATTGGAAATCTGCGGATAAAGAAATTTTCTATTAAAATGAGATGAATAGAATACCGTTTTGCTTTCAGTATTTAACTCAATCCATCTCATATGAGGTCTAAATGTCAATATTTCCTGTTCAAACGATCCAATAAATGGACCTAAAGCGAGAATTCTTCTATCCATATTATACCCTTTTACACTAATATAAGATTTCCTGACCAATTGTTATAAGGAGCCGGGTTCTCTTTGTAAAACTTATGACCGACAATCATAACTTCGGTGTTTAGTAGAATATCTTCTAGTGACACAGAAAACACAAATGCCTTTTCTAATATACTCAATTTTGTTGTATCCAATAAAACTTTATTATTTCTTTTAAAAAATGTAATCAGTTTATCACCTTCAACATTGGATATATAATATTTTTTGTTTGTGTTCCGTAAAATGTCGTTATAAAATTTTACATTACTATCAATTACGAATCTATTTGTTAATTTGAATGTCTTTAATACATACTCTACTTTTTCAAGGGAAGGATTTTTAAATTCCAATTTTATTAAATGAATACGTGGTATTGACTGAATTTTTTGATCTGTCATATTTAATTCATTTATACGAACATAATCACTCCCCATAGTTGTTATTTTCATTACACTTTCCTCCATTAAATATACAATTTAATTATATTTATACAACCTTTTTCATAATCATGGAGGTTTTAAAGGAATTAAATGAATTTTCTATAATAAAATTATATATGTTGAACTGATTTCCCATCCTAATCCTTATATCATTAAGATCTTTGTCAGTATCAGTGGGCATATAGAAATACTTCAATTGTTGTCTATACTTTGAATTTTCTAATAGCTTTTTATAGTTCTCATACCCCGATGTATCAATTCTGGGATTATCTAATGCACATATGACACCTTTTCTAGATAAATGTATTACTTTTTCTAGAAAATCATCATCAATTGATGCGCCTAAACATGAGGTGCCTTGGTTGCCTTCAATCATCCAAGCATCAATTAGACCCTCACATACGATAATATACTTATCAGGGTCAAACAAATGACTATTTAACACAATATCTTTCTTAATGAATTTAGGATTCTTATATTTCGGTAATATGTCTTTGGACATAGCACGACCTTGAAAGTATGTCATACGCCCTAATTCATCATATACAGGTAAAATAAATCTATTTTTATACTTACCCCTAAACGCTACTGTAACTTCCCTTCTAATGGGGATTTTTCGATCTACAATGAACTTTTTGAGTTCATCATGGTAACGTTTTTCTATTCTTCCATCTGGTTCATCTTTAAGCGATATACAATCATTAAAATCAAGGTCTAGAACACCCTGCTCATCATTAGAATCCTCATATTTCTTCTTGCCATCCAATTTATCGAGTAATTCCTGTGAATGGTATGTCTTGCTTTCGCTAAGAGCATCATTCGCTTCCTTCCAAGTACAACCAACAACGCGAGAATATAACGACTGTATATTCCCTGAGTTCTCAGGACATCCACCATTGTAACACTTATAAATCCATTCATCATACCTTGGATAAAAGTCAATATTCAATCTACGCATATTGGGATTTTTTTGAGAATCACCACAAATGGGACAACGGGCTATATACCCACTCCCCCTTTTTTTAGACTTTTGTAGTCTTGAATAAACAAAATCTTCGACTTTATATTGCTCAACACTCATTAAATTCTCTCAATATATTCGATCAGGATATCACCGTGACAAGGTTTCGGTTTACAGAAGCACACCAAAGTCTTACCTTTGAGGTCTTTAACCCTTCGATAAAACTCAGTGTCAGTCATAAGTCTGTGTTCAAGATATTTGCGATACTTTTCAAGCGTAGAACCACGTTTCCGTCCTGTCTGTATGGGAAATGGGTTACCGAAGTAACCACTCATCCCTTTACCGGAACGACCAATGTAAACATATTCGGGATTCTCTTCCCAACCTTTCGGTGCCCAATTGATATGTATTACTGTTGTCATGGGTGAATAGTAACATAATTATTATTGATATTTACCCAACTTTTAACTACAAATTCATTGATATTCATGATTAGAATAAACCATTTCTTGACAGTTATCTTTGTATGAAATTTATACAATCAAACTCAATTGGTGTATAAAGTTCGGATTTTATTTTGCAAACAGGTTCAAAAAGATCCCATTCACATTCTCTAATGCCATCTAAAATGATACAATATACACACTCCCTGCACAATTTAGTGTAAAGAGTCTCTATATTCTCCAATAGTATAAGTTCTTGCATGCATCTTAACTTCATCCTTTATTTTTTTGGGGAACATATCATAAAATTGCTGAATGTCTTCGTCATCAGTCAAACCAAACCACTCCATCATATACATCAATGTTTGTGTTGGATTATCTGTAATACCTCTCTCAAGCAAACCATCATAAATCTTTTTGATTGATCGTTTGAGTGTTTGGCTAACCGCCTGTCGTGAAATACCCATTTCACGTGCAATTTCAGATCCCGTCTTCGATCTAACACGTTCCATATTATTTATCCTCTTTGGGCAATGAATTTACCATTTCTTCTGCCTTTTCACAAACAACCTTTACCATATACCATTCAATCATAAGATTTTCGAGTTCTTCAAAAGTGATCTTATCTTTTGCTGACTTTACCAGTAAAGCTCTAGCTTCTTCATCCAGTGTTACCGGGAAATTATATACAACATCTTTAACTTCTTCGCCTACTTCAATTTTCATTGGATACTCCTTCTCATATGGGTTTATGTAATGGTTCATCCTAACTTAAATGAAAAATGAAGTCAAGTGATTTTTAAACTCCCACAAATTCACACGAATTACCAGTACATGCATACTCCTTCATACCTTCTGTTGTATCAACCTTTTCATAGTTTGAAAGTTCTGTCCAGTCAATATTGGCGGGCATTTTACTTAAAAACATGTCATACTTTTCTTTATCTATCTCTTGATATGGTGATTGTGGTATAGAGTGACTTTCTTTTGGTAAAAACGCAACCCCACTAAGAATATCAAAGTGACTATACACCCATGCACCTACTTCCATCCACTCATGATCCTCAACGTATACTGTAATAGATGGTTTATGTTCACAATACTCTTCTTGGTAAATCTTCCATAATTCAAGTTGTTGTATGGCATTCATATCATTACGAAATACCGAACTTTCTGGTGCTTTTATTGGAAATGAGAATACATAACCAGTGTCAGGCTTCATTACATCATCTTCTACAGGAAACCCCTTATCAACCATTAATTGGGCTAAAGGGTCTTTTTTATCAGCCCTGATTGTACGTATGTAATACTGGCTGTATCTAGGATGTATACCACTTGAGGAATCAACCAATTGTGATACTGTACCTTCTGGTTTGATGCATGTTATCGCGGTAGATGGATTAATGCCTAATTTTTTCGCCCAAACTGCATTTACCGATTTAGCACACTCCCTTAACTCATTCAACCATTTTTTCAAAACATCGTACCCTTGACTGCCATTCATTACAGGATGATCCATAATACCTGTCATGGATACCCCTAATAATCTCTCTTCTTCGCAGTTCTTTGTCCAAGCAGATGATAGATATCGGAATCTGGTTAATGTGCTTTGGAAAGTTCCTAAAATTGTTGCTAATCTGACCTTCTCCAACAAATCATCTAGTGTATCATCACATCTTATCACACAAGACGTTAGATTACAAAATTGCTTTGATCTTAGAACTATTTCGGAACATGGATTGGTTAGATAGTCAACATATCCCAGATCAGCACGTCTTTTTGGTTGTTGTTTTATAGCGGCAACGCGATTAAAAATACCTCTTTCGCCACATTTTGACATATATAAAGCCTTCCATTCATCCATAAAAATAGCCATATCAGGCTTCTCTGTATATGCGACAGAATTATTTGCCAACGCTCTTTGTGGGTCGGATATCCACCATTGTCCTTGTTTTGCATTCCTCATCCTCTGATCTGTTAGGTTAGATAAAGAGATAAGGGCAGAACGTCTAACACCACCTACTACCACGATATCGGCAATTTTACACATAAGATCGTGACATTCTATAGAATTAAGTTTGCGCCCACGAGCATCTATAAACAGTTTAACGGTAAACTCGAACAAATCAACCAATGGATCTGGTCCTGACGCACGACCACCAAAAGTTTTCAGCTTCTCACCTGCTTTACGAACCTTTGACACATCCCATCTAGGGATCATGCCTTGATATAACAAGGAGATTAACTGGCGAAATGAAGATGCCCAACCAATTTTAGAGTCTGCGACCACGATGGTTGTATCAGTTTTATGCATTTCCTCCGCGATTTCAGGTAACTGATTAATATATTGACGCTCTACAGAGAACCCGAGACCAACTCCGCACATCAAAATAAACATAGTCTCATCAAAAACTCTCGGATGATCTACTGCCACCGCTGAACAGTTGTAACCAGCAACATTGTCACGATTTAGTGCTTTGCCTGCGGTCATCATGCTTCGCATAGATGGCATAACTTTAGTGTTTATAATCGCTTCTCGAATTTCATCTGCGACTTCATTGAATTCTGGCTTTTCTTCTTTCCAAAAATTTATAAGACGGTCAATAGTTTCATCCCATTCTTCACGTCTTTTTATTTTATCATCCCAACGAGCATATCTACTCTTATGGATAAATTTAGAATATTCTGCTGTATTTAAGTTTTCTAATGACATTTTTCCTCCCAAAAAACACCACTACTCTAATAAGGTCGCCAGAGCAGCGGTGTTTATTACAATATCTTATTTTTTATTCTGTGATCGTCTTGCTTTACGTGACAGCTTATTTTTGGCACGATTCTTTTCTTTTCGGGCTTCAATGGTAGGTTTTGTGTACCCAGATCTCCACCCACTAAGGTCATGAGCATATCCCAATTTGAACAATTTTTCTGGACCTAATTTTTTAAGTTCTGTAATTTTAGAATTTGCTTTAAACTGATATTTACTCTCAATCGCCTGAATATCATCTTCTTTTAATTCTTTAGTTTCAGGGTCATTTCTCGCTCCATCAATCTCTTTTTTTGCCATTTCTTGATAATGTTCTTTAATCTCTTGAATTTTTCTTCCGTCTATAGTTACCATAATTACCTCACATTTTTTGTGTTAGATTAAACGTAATATTCCCAACAATTCCTTCGTCCGTTATTTAACTCCTGTACTGTTGTATGCACCTTCACCACGTTCTGTCTGGTCAAGTTCATCAACTTCAACGAAGTTGGCTTTATAAACAGGACAAATAACACCTTGGGCAATTCTTTCGCCACACTCAATTTCAATGACTTTATCGGAAAGGTTATGACACAACACCCCAACTTCACCAGTGTAGCCAGAATCCACTGTGCCCGGAGAGTTAGCGACATTAAATCCTCTTTTAAGGGGTGAACCTGAACGGGTTCTTACCTGTAATTCTGTACCTTTTGGTGTAGCCACCTTGATGCCTGTCGGTACAACAATCGTACCACCGGGGGCAATCTGATATCCACCTTGTTCATTTGTGGATGCTCTCAGGTCAAATCCACTATCACCTTCTTTAGCGTACAAAAGTTTTTGATTGTCCTCACCACCATTATAAGTATCAAGATAAACGATCTTTACCGGGATCTCGACATCTGACTTAAATAATGTATCGTAAATGTGTCCGGCAATGTTAGAGAACATATTAACATACTCTTCTTTTTTCATAACAAATTTCTCCTTTTTACAACAACATAACTGTAAATAAAAAAATTAAGGGTCAATTAAGACCCTTAATAATTTTTACATATATTGTTATTATTTAAAAATCGACATTACTTATGAATAACACATATTTCGGTTCCCAGACTACATCAACGGAATCCCCAACAATCTGTTCGATACAAGCACCTTTATCCCATTTGTTAAGAGCCAAAAGTGCTTCTTCAAACGTATCAAAAAATTGAGGAAGTGATTGATGCCATTCTTTGTTGACTACCTTGTAAGCCCCGTCATAGTTGTTCATTGATTAATCCTTTTTGTTAGTGGTTATAGGTTAGGAAACTCAGTATGATTAATATTACCAAGTTCATCGTATTGTGTCAATACACGTTCAATATTTTATTCTCTACTTGGGTGAAATTTTCCAAATAATCCGGCCATTTATATTTCTTAAAAAAACTTAATATATTATCAGGATTCGGTTTAATATATTCGTCATAGTCACGAAGAACACGTCTTCTTATTTCTGAGGGAATACGAGAAAAATCCATTAAATTACGATTAAATTCATAACGTTCACGTAAATTGTTATCTTCTAACCATTTTTCCCATCCACCAGCATATGATAACACCTTTTCGAATGCTTTGTCACCAAACCCCGGCTTTCTTTTGTCATCTGGATGCTCCAAAGGCGTTTTAATATTAAAAATGTTATCCTTTGCCTGACCCTTCATGCATTCCTCTACCAAGAAAAGTTCGGGGTTTGGATGTGCTACATGAGTCTTTTTTAAAGGGTTATATATAGTAACATTCTTTTTACATAATTGCAAAAAATCTTTATCGTTAGAAATAATATACCATTCCTGTTGCTTTTCAAGGCATAACACACCTATAACATCATCAGCCTCGGTGTCTTTACATCTAATGACTTTAAATGGAAAATGATTTTTGATTTCCAAAAGGAAACTTTCATACATATCATAATATCCATCCCAATCAAACTCTAATTTATCTCTGGATTCTTTGCGATGTGATTTATATTTAGACCAATAAAGTTTTCTCCACGAATGTCTATCATCCATAGCCAAAACTATTTCATTGACCCCGTGAACGTTTAACAAAGACTTGTAGATAGAATCAAAGACACGAAATTTGAATGTTTCCGTATCCATATCAACCACTTTCTTACTATTATCAGGATCGTACTTTAAAACATCTTGACCGAATAAATTCCTCATAGCAAGGTTATTCACGTCGAAACAAATTGTTTTTTTCAAATTATTACTCCAATTTTTCTTTTATATTATGTTATGTAATATGAAATGTAAACTTATTTAATCTTTCTGACATACTTTTTACCAGAATCATCAGTTGTTCTAACATAAAAAGGTCGATTATATTTTGTTCCTGACATATATTTCTGTGCAGGAGATTCCGACTTCCAACGCAAACGTCTACGACCGTCTTGCATGTTCTGATTAAATTCTTCGGGAGATACATCAAAACAAGGAAACTCATCCTTACCTTGTTTTATGATATCATTAGCCATAACACCATCAACATCAGTCTCATATCCTGAAGGTTGTGATTCCGTTCCCGATGCATTGGTGTTTTGATTTTCTCCACCCATAGTTACAACGTTTCTATTATCATTGGCGTGATTAGCACCACTATCACCCATAAATTCACCCATTCTGTGCCTCCATTTTCTTTTTTTGTTCCACACAATAATCTATTATTTTATCTATCCTATCCTCTCGTAATATCTTGGAAGGATGCTTCATACGCACATCTTTTATCGTCCTGAATATTTGTTTGCATAGTTCGCGATCAAATGGGACATCTTCGTTTATATATTCCGTTTCACCTTTATTTATCTCAATTCTGGCGACACCTGTCCCCTGTAGAGCATCTTTGATCATCTTGTACTTTATTCTGGTATTGGTATTCATATCCAAATACTTTCCATAAAGTATTGCTTTTGCTCCTCTCCCTTCCATTTTTTTAATAAAATCGACAAATCTTATATTTTCAGGCAAAAGACCTTCGTCACGTAACATATCAAATAGATATATCATGACAATATCACAAAATTCATCTGAATGTACACCTATACTACTCATATCACCGTCAATCTTATATTATTTGCATTTTTAATGGACTTCTTTAATCGATTATATCTTAATTTTGTAGCCGCACTTTCTCTCATGTAAACTGTTTTTATTTTGCCCAAACTTTTTGATTGAATATATCTCAACAGATCATCAAATTCTGGAGTAAATACTGTATTATTAGGATCACTTAACATTCCTCTGGTTTCACGAGATAACTGAACAATATATACTGTTAATAGCTCATGAAACTCATCTACCGTCATCTCTGTATTCATAAAATCTTAATATCCTCTGGAGTTACTGTATTTAAAAACTCTGTCATGTCAAAAAAATGACATATAGATAAATTATTACATTCGCCCCATGTCATTGTAATAGAAGGGATTTTTCGTAAATCGTCGTTTATTATAGATATGCCAATCAAAGCGTTAAATTGTTTTTTCTTATATATCAACATAGGTAATTTATCTGCTCTACAGGCGTCGTTACAACATTGCTCCCAGAATAGACGGATTTCGTCATTCTTAACGCCTTTCAGATGCTTATGAAAATTACTATTAGGGTAACCTACCTTACATTCAATACTAAACTTTGAGGTAAGAAATGTTCCCTCTGGTCTTAATGATATTATATCACCAGAAAGTTCTTTGTTTTCTATGGACACGGTTGCCACGGAACCACTACCCGGCGCTCTCCACCAGACATAGGGTTTCTCTACTCCTGTCAACCATTTAGTTAATGTTTTAGCAACATCACGTTCCCATGTCCCACCCTTACCTTTTCCTTTCGCCACAGATTATTTCTCCAATTAAACTTCGGTTTCTACTTTTCTATTTTCTCATTAATATCTATAATTATACTTCAAATAAATCGGATTCTTTATCGAAATGATCTAACGTGCCTTGTCCCATAGACACTATCTTTAAAACTTTTGTTAATGTGTGATCAAAGTCTACATCAACTGCATAAGTATCTATCAATTTTCGTTGAAATTTTCTACTATCATCATCATAGATTGTCCAATAATTTCTGTTCATACATAAAATCCTCCGAAGACTCGACTATGACTACTGCATTGCTTATGTCAAATGACTCGTCCCCTTCATATAACTTATCATTAGCCACATCCTGAATAGTCAAGGTTTTTTGAAAATTATCACCAAATCCAAGTATTTTAATGGGCATATATTTATCTCGTTCCCTCATTCCATTAATACCAGTATTTAAAAGTTTATCCGCCCAATCAAATAGAATATCTTTAATCTTTTTTGTCATTTTGCCAATGTTTAATGAGTATTGATTCTTGTATCTTCGAATACGAATAAATCCTTTATTTAATAAATTAATGATTATCTCTTCTCTAGCTTTACCTTCTTGTCCCATACGTTCATTGTATTTTTCATACGTCTTCTCAATCACATCAGTGGTTAATCCAAACTTTTTGGGGTTTTTAATAACAACATCGATGTGATTAGTTGATACAGGAAGAACTTCACCTCTCGGTGATATCCAATAAGCAACAGTTCCTGTGATTTCATTCAAATAAACTTTAAATTGTGTCATGACTCTAATATACAGTCCTTGTAGTAATATAAATTTTAAATCTAATAAAAAGGGTTCAATAGTATTTATACTAAAGAACCCTTTCACATTTAAATGATTTTATAATGATTACATTTTTTGTAATTCTGCCAACAATGCATCAGTATCATCTTGATCATTATCATTTGATTCGGCAACGTTTGATGATGCTTGAGATTCCTGAGTTGTATTCGCGTTAACGGGGCTTTCTGATGACATTTTAGTATCAGAAGAACTCATAACGGTATCCGAAGTCCCACGTTTATAATACTTCTCGAAGTTATGACCCACATCATCCCACAGCATCTCAGATTTCAAAAGTGTTTCCATCTCATCCACAGAAAGAACCAAAGATTTGATGTACTCTTCAAGAGAAATACATTGCGCCATAATCTCAGATATTTTTTCCTCTGTTTCAGCAATTGGAGTTGCTCTACGGGCAAAAATTGTATCACCGTAATCGGGCCATTCTTTACCATTTTTGTCCTTGGGCTTCGCTTTGACCTTCAAGATGAAGTCAAATCCATCTTCTGGATCGAAAATTTTCATTCCGTATCCCTGATCTTTATCATTGATTTCATTGGAAATTTTTGATTCCACTGTAGAGGGGAACTCATACAAACGAACAGTGTTGTTCACTTTGTATGCCTCATCCTTGACATCTACATCTCGAGGATCCTCAATGACATACACGTTAGACACATAACGTGTGTTACGTTTGTACTGACTTGCCTTACGTTTGTCTGTGTCGTTGCCTTGATAAAGAATCTTGGTAGCTTCGCAAAATGGACAATATTCCTCAAGACCGTAGGTTTTATTACAAAGGAAATACTTGAATTTTTCCCCAACACGAAAACCGTGATACATATATTCCTTATAAAATCCCTTTACTGGATCAGGTAAAAGTCGAATTTTATATTCCTTGGCTCGATCCACTGTACCCATTTGAGGGTTTTTCCATTTTCGAAAAAAGTGATTAGATGAATCATCCTTATTGTTTTCTGCCTCTTTCGCTTTTTGGTTAGCAAAATCATCATAATCGTCTTTTCTTAGCCATTTACTCATGTTTGTCTCCTATACTGTAGATTAAATTAATGTCTGTTCCGTTCTTTTAACGGTTACTGAATTATAAGGTTTTTGTGTTGCTATGTAAACCCTATCTGATATTTTTAGCACAAATAATACATTTATTTTTTAACTTGTTTATTCGGTAATCAAAATCTTTTTTTGATTCTCAGATCTTTCCTCTTTTTCCTTTAAAGTTTCCCCTGTACCATAAATAAGCTGTTCTTTGGTTGTCTCTTTTTTAAGAGGTTTCTCGAGATAAGGTTTGTCCTCTGACTTTTTCATTCAATTCATTCTCCTTTTGTATGATAAATGGTTTTATGTCTTCAAGTTGCGCTAATATTTCCCTGTATCGCTTCACAAGGTAGGGAGAAAGTGCGCGTTCATCATCAGTGAGATTTATATACCCTTTATTAACACAGTAAGCTAATGTTATTGAGTCAATATTTCCCTGTACATACATATTCACACAGACTCTTATCTCACCGTCGCGGAATTTGCAAAAATTCTGTAATTCACTATATCCGGGTCTGATAGGTTTATCCAACATGTAATCAAAAATATTGTCAAATGAATCTTTGATTTCTTGGTGAGTAACTTCAATCTTTCTTTTACAAACTTTATCTTTATGGATATATAAATTAATAACCTTTTCATTAAGAAGGTGTTTATATGTAAACCCTTTCCATAACTCAAAACCACATGACATATATACATCAAGATCGATATTAGAATATGTTGTGTTAAAGTACATAGTGGCATAATTCAACCATTTAAGGTTATTAGGATTCATCTTTTCAAGGAACTGATCCCAATCCTTCGGAATACGAAATCCTCTACCACTTGAGTTTCCTTGTGCCCTTCTAAAGGAAATATACACATCTTTATTTGTAATCACTAAATATACTCCATCATTTATATTATTAATTTTATACGAGTGACAATATAATGTAAAATTTGAGATATGTAAATGACAAAAGAGGTGATTTAAAAGAAAACCACCCCTTGTTATCAATCTTTCATTGACATTTCAATCCTTTCATGAATTCTATACTTTTTAGTCCAATATTGAACATATTCCCCAATCGTAGGTCTAAATGGCTTTCGTCTCAAAAACATTTTGGATTCAGAGCATAAGCGGTCAGCTTTCCTATGATTACAAGGTTTACATGCAGTAACGCAATTCTCAAAAGTTGACTTTCCTCCTCTTGATTTAGGTATCACATGATCGATAGTACAATCTGATTCATATTCAATATATGTCCCACAGAATTGACAGGTTTGGTCATCTCTCATAAAAACATTTCTTTTTGAGTACGGCACACTTTGACCAAATCTTTTACGAATATACGTAATCACACGAATCATCATAGGAACAATCATTTTAACTGTTCCGTCAAAATTACGTACAACTCGGTCTGATTCTTCAACGGGATGAGCCTTTCCTTCATACAAAAGACAAATAGCATTTTGCCATGAAGTAACACTTAGGAATGAATAATCTGCATTAAGCACAATCACTGGTTCCATTTTTCACACCACCTATCCTTCTATATAGAAAATTTATTTGATTCATTTCCGGTTAACACTTTTGCAACTTTCGGATCATCTTTTAATTTTGCAATATAAACTCTGTAATTTTCAATTGCTTGTTGTTTGGTTACTACATAGTCTGGTTTACCTGTTTCTTCACTGGCAACAGTTACTTCATTTTTTTCTGTATAACAAAATACACATTTGCATGCCTTGCTTCCGGTGTTCGGTTCCATTAAAACACTGAAATCTGGATGAAAATATTTATCACATTTTACGCAACGGGGCATAAACGTTCTCCTGTTTTAACATATTTCTTTTATTTATTAAAATTTGCTCAGTTCATGAAGAGATTTCTCAATGTTTGTACCAATTTCTGCCATATTATTGTTAACGTCACGACAATATCGATCAATTCCTTCGCTTAATTTCTTCCCATCACTATAACAATTCAAGATTTCCATCTTAATTAAACCGCTGATTGCCTCTTCTACTGCTAAATAGGCATCACTCACATTATCAGGGTCAACATCAACAACAGTTAATGTTACCGATGGTTTAATACTTTCGTAATTTCCCGTGTTTATAGTAAGCGTCCTTGTGACACTTAAGTTTACCTTTGCCATATACTACCTCACAATTTCATTTTTTCTATCTTTACTATACCTTTAAAGGGTTTTCTGTCACCAAAAAAGGAACGGAACGTTACCGCTGAACCAAGTCCAATTTCTTTACAAATATCCCTCTGGTCGGCATTTATGTATTCTCTCACACTTCCATCATCAAAGTAAACAGAATACGAATATTTCATACCATCACTTATCAATGCTCTGTGTTCATTGGTTAATGGTTTACCCTTATGGGATTCACTCATCTTCCTTCTATGTTCTTCTGATAGAGATTTTCCATGATAGGCACCTATACATCCATACATGGAATTGTCTTCACCAGTAAACCTACCCTTCAACGAATCACTTATCCTCTTTTTAACCTCATCGGTATGTTCTGCATTAAGACCACCACCAACGGTTCTATTGTATAAGGTATATCCATCAGACACATATCGTCTTATTATAAAATCCTCACAATAATTCAGGTCATCAATATTAGAACACTCACAAACTATTTCCCACAACAACTCTTCGTCTGAATACTTCTGTATGACAGGATACAACGTGCCATTCTTAAACCTTCTATGTTGACTATACCTCTGGCGTAGTGGTCTGGTGGTCTGACCCACATATAGTTTACCATTGGTCAAGTTAGTGACCCTGTAAATTATACCTGTATGTTCATAGTCAAAGATATCCATACCTGTATTTATACATAGTTCCTTTTCTTACCGTGTTTATAGTCAATCAACTCATCAGGGGCGGTTATACCTTCGCCATTTAATAAATCATCCTTTTCTAAATTTAATTTCACTTTCTTTGGTCTCCAACCCACTACATCAACCCCGAAATTGTAATATGGGTCACCGTAATCATGTTTATGGGAATGACCATGTAGATTATATCGTACTCCAAGGGCAGTCAAATACTCGGCTTCTTGGGGTCTGTGACTGAAACAGTACATACCCATTGACCACCTGTGTTTGAATACACGTGTAAATCCTACATCCAAGAACCATTGTTTTCCTTTACGGTCATGGTTACCCATAATGAGAATCTTCGTTCCATTCAATTGTTGGGTAATTTCGGTAATTTGTTCTTTCGTACCACCACAGATATAGTCACCCAAATGGATAACAATATCATTAGGTGTTACTACACTATTCCACTCTTCAATACCAAACTGGTGCATTTCATCCAAATTAGCAAAGGTTCGGTTGCAATACTTGATAATATTCGTGTGGAATAGATGATGATCAGAACTAAAAAAACACTCAACCATGATTTTTATATACCCTATCTTTAGAGTAATGACCCAAAGAACACTCCATTCTCTTTAGTTATTTTTTTCCAATCTTACCAACAACTTGTGCTTTGGAACACAGAAGAATGTCCAGAAGGTTACGATAGGAACGGGCGAATGCTTCTTGATCGTTTGCCTCGGATTCGGAAATCTTGTCACGCAGTTCTTGCTCAGTCTCACGGTGACGTTTAATGTCAGCCTTGAGTCCTTTCGTTTCTTCGAAAAAATATCTCCGTTTCATAACTTCCTCCAATAAAAAAGCCGTGATAGAACCTCATTACAAGGAATTGTACCACGGCATTTATGTCAACGTCAAGGGTAAAATTTAGTATTCGATAAAAGGTCCAACCACCATCAATTTTTAAGATGTTCCCACATATGAACTTCAACGTCATGATATTCATCAGCGGGTTTCATTTTAGGTATAAAGGTTTCCATAAAATAAGGAAATTCTTTGGCATACATACCAAATTTTTCTTGGCTATCATGCATTGTCATAGTGACGTTAGCAATACGATCAGCAAGTTTTACCAACCTTGCATAATGATCTTCTGCCAATAAGGGATATGTTAGTCCTTGCCGTTCCTTACGATTCTTTCCCTGTTTATCGGTCAACAGATAAGTTAGATTTGCTATTTGAGTACCAAACTCACCTTCTATGTCCTCAAAAACAACCATTGTATCCTCAATGGTGTCATGTAACCATGCTACCATGAGAACCTTTTCATCAAAGACTCCAAATGTCACCAAAACGTTGTAAACATCATTCAAATGTTTAGAGTAGGGATAGTTTTTCCCGTATGTATCGCCCTCATGAGCCTTTAATGCGAATTTTTTTGCCCTAAGTACCATCATAGACTCCTCTATCCCGACCTCAACTAAATAGTATCACAAAAACCTTAAACAATCAAGGTCGATTCTTTATCGGATAACGATTTTACTGCATCGGATTCTTCAATACTGGTACCACAATTCATACAAATATAAGTACTTCCTACAGGAGCAATCCCCGCTTTACCTGTCTGACTAACCACAGCTGACACCTTAGCAAACATGATAATCTCGTTCCATGCCTCACTCTCACAGTTACCACATTTTACCATTTCTGGTTCCATACAAATTCTCCTTATTTTTATTTAAAATTTCCAAAACTCATGACTTGTCCATTTTATTGGTATCAAACCATGCATACAATGAAAAATCATCAACATGAAGCAACGAAAAGATACTTTAAAATTGGCCCTCATGTGTTCAAAATAATTCATTTTTCTTCCATTTTCAATTCTTCATCATAATCCAACCGAGTATGATATATCCCGTCCAGTTCTCGCGTCAATCTCTGCTGCACCTGTCTTAAAGTTCCAACCTTCATTTCATCTAATTGTTGATCATCCCTTAATCTATCAATTGTATCCTTGACAACTTTTTTCTTTGCTTCGGGTGTGATTAATTTATCAGCAACAGAACGAGCGGTTGCCTCTACTGCATCAACAATCATTAGGATGGATGAATATTCGTTTGATGGTTTCTTACATCTATACCTGAAAGAATCTTCACTTTTACTTGATGATTTTTTGAATATCGATTTCAACAAACAATCCCCGTGATGTTCTGATATAATTTCAAGAACATTTTTAGGCATATCAGTCTCATTGATTAATATTAACAAACTATCTGATACATGTCGTGTTATTAACTGATATGAAATATGCGGTTCAAGATTATCATGAGGGTTTCCTTCACCATTTTGATTTTCGGTGAAATATTTAGGATTCATCATCTTACCAATATCATGATAGTATGCACACACTCTCATAAGGGTGGCATCTAGACCAAGATCAGATACAACTGATTCCGATAAATCAGCAATGTTCATTGAGTGCCTAAACGTCCCCGGTGCAGCACTTTTAAATTTATTTAACAATGGATGATCAGAGTCAAGATATTGTTTTAAATTTGATATATCTATTTCTTGCTCATCAGACATAAGTTCTCCTTTATATTAACACCACTAAAATTGAATAAATTTATCCTTTATTATAATAATAAAAGTATATTATAAGTAAAGGTGTTAACTTAATATAGACAAAAAATAGCTACACCCCCCACATCTGGTACAATGGGGGGTATGTGCTTTTTTGCATTTAGTCGGATTTACGATAAAATACGTGATAAAAGTCCTGCTCCACTTGAATTGTTATAACATCTTGAGATGAAACTCCTAATTGTCTAAGTTTATCATTAATTTCCCCGACAATAATGGGTGGTTTTCTTGAATTTCCTTGAGAATTAAAAACTGGAACACCAAATGCTGCAATTGACATACTACACCTCACACTTTATTTTATTTTTGCTGCTTGTTCTTTTATTTATATCTTTGAATAATGCACTACACATCAATAAAAGGCTTACCACATTCAGGGCAAAAGTAAACAGTCTCACGTCTTAAATATCCACTCTCGTAAGTTCTTTCTGCTTTAATATCATTGGACAGAGTAAATAACTCACCGGAATCACCTTCAACCACTTTTAGGTTTTTACTATCCCAGCCATCTTTGTAGTCACAATAAGGATATTTCATATTATAAATCCCTTTCAGTTTGCCATTATATTGATTTAACCATAAAATATCATATCAACACTGTCTTGTCAAGTTTGCCATTTGCCAAGAGATTGACCTTTTCACACATATTACATCTGATTTAGTGTTTAGTGTCCCGAAGAATACCCCGGAAATAGGTGTTATAAATATTAATTGTAGGGAAGACCTCTGGAACTCCTTAGATTTCTAGTCTCTTGACTTTAGTTTCTGGTTGTTCCAGAACCTTCTTAGCGAAGGTCACTGTAAGAACACCATCTTCAAACTTTGCTTGTGCAGTATCTGGATCATGAAAATCACCTAAATTATACTGCTTTGTGAAAGAACGTCTCGCAAACTTTCTGATGATGTACTTGTTGTCTGTCTCATCGGTCAACTTCTCTGCCTTTACAGTCAGAACATTGTCCTCAACTTCTGCGACAACTTCTTCTTTTTTGAACCCAGCTAAAGCGAACTCAAAGTTCAATACCTCATCCTTATCAACAAAAACGTTGCATACAGGATAACTATTTTGCTGAGTGAGGGGAGCCACGTTGCCAAATACGTGATCAAAAATCCTCTCAAAATCGTTAAACATGGACAATTGGTTAATTCGTCCTACTGGCATAAGGTCTTTTCTCATAATAAGCACCTCCATCTCCTTTAGATTTAAGCGAGATTCGGCAGAGGTCTTCCCTAACACTATTTATATCACAAAAACAAATTATTAATAAAAATTAATCATTTTTTTTTCATATTCTTCCGCATATCTTCCAGCCATCATTGCATTAGAACCCGAACTAAACCCCAATCCTTCATATAATTCAATTCCTTCGAATATCAAAGGTCTACCGTTAACACGTGATGTGTAAAATGGTGAATCATATCCAACTTTACCTCTATTAAATATCATCTTTTGTCCTATTTTTGTGTCATTATTAGGACAATTATTAGTACCAACCAAATAAGCTTTATCTTTGTTCTGGATTGACCCTTTTGGTACAAACAGAATAGTATCTTGTTCATACTTTTTACCAAGACGAATCAAGTCATTCTCAAGAGTACCTTTATTGTCAAAATCGACCACAAAGAATGATATCTCCTTTGTAGAAACACCACCCTCAAGATAAGACCCGACAAGTTTTGTGGCACCTTTATACCCCATTTTTATGAGGTCTGCCATGAGTGCCTTATTTCTCTTGTCATTTTCTTTTCTTGTTATCCTCACAGGCGGTTTATCGGGGTAACATGGTTGTTTGTTATCCATATATCCACAATTAGTGTATAACCTAAACGCAGTAATTCCACCACAATCGTGTTCTTCATTATGTTTCCATAATCTACTCAATGAACTCTCTATCAGATATTCTCTAATTCCCATTGATTTGCCTATTGGTTTATTATTCAACTTTTTGTTCAGAAAAATGTCTAACTGATCGCATTTCTGTCGGAGTGTGGTCAAGTATCGTTCTAATCCTATTCTGGATTGACTCAAACACGAAAGGTCTACCGTTAACTTTTGAATAAAACTCACCTTTCTTGCCGAACATTGACTTTCCTAGTTTATTCTCAACACCAATTCTACCGTTACCGGGATACCCATTAGGACATTCATTAGTAGAAATGATGTAGTATTCGCCAGATGACTTACTATAAGTAATGGAGTCTTGGTCGAACTCTGTACCTAAAGATATCAAATCATTTTTTAATGTTCCTTTGTCCTTCAAATCAATAACAAGAAATGATTCCTCTTTAACAGGTACTTCATTATCTGAACCATAATTCTCTATATAAGTACCTTTAATCTTAGTGATACCATATCCCATTCTTTCTAGTCTGGATGCCAGAATATTGTTTCTCTTCTGTTTCTCGGATTTCGTATACTTCACACCATCCCCACAATCTCTTGCGTCACGATATGCAGATATAGTACCAGAATCGTGTTCTTGGGTCTGTCTCCAAACCCTTGACAACGAAGATTCATTAAGTGCGTTAATATCACATCTTGCAAACTCTTCGCCTATTAAATGTTCTCTGATTCCCATTATTCCCTATTTTCTCCCACCTTCATCGTTTTCTAATATCCACTCTATTGAACCAACCACGAGCATACTTCTCCTGTTTGGGAGATTTTGTCATATATTCAATATAGTGATTACCTTGTAAAATATTTATTATCTTACATAGTAATTCTTCACTATCAGTTTGTAAATATGTATAAAGATATTTATGTGTTGTTGATCCATATCCACCATCAACAACCATATCTGGATACAGTTCGCCGTTTCTATTAAGAACGTTTAACCCGATTTGCATAAACTTTACCGCACGACCTACCCCCATGTTAACACTGGTATCAAACATCTCCAAAGCCAACATTTTAGGCATATCATCGCCACAATATGGGTCAAAGTACCTCTCTTTATAATACCGTTTAACATCTTCTTGTAAAGTTTCAGAAAATTCAAGACACTTTGGAAAATCGAAATTGGATCTCACATAATCAATGTGATCCCAACCTATCCAAGATGGGTTGTATACCCTAGAAATTCCCTTATATGTCTCACCACCAACATCATCTTCATCAAATGAGTATCCACCCTCATGTGACATTGTTATTGCATACGCATCCCAAAAGTAACTCATATTCTACCTCCAATTACACATCGAAGGTATTTATATTACTTTTTTGGTTTATGACAAAATTTACACTTATCTGGTAATAAGTTCGGGTCATGACACGACTGACAAAACGCATGAGTTCTTTCTGCGGCACCAAACCCACCCATCATACCACCATGAGGGTTATGACAAGTCATACACCCCATTATTGACGTGTGAGGTTGATGTGGAAAATCCACAGGACCCCTTTTTGTCGATATTGTTGAGGAAAAACAAAACTCTGATATCAATACCAACAACAGAGTCATAATTATTTTTTTCATTTTTTATGGCATCCAGTACAAATAGTCGGGGCGGTCTTGGTTTTATCTGCCTTATGACAAACTTTACAAACCTTGTGACCAACATCCTTATTCATTCCAACTTCGGTGAACTGATTGACCCACTCATGACAGGCGTCACAACTGTCACCTTTCACTGAATGAGACAAGTGATTGAATGTAACTTCACCCTTGCTGGTCGGATAGACCTTGGTGAAATTTGGTGAACCTAATTCCGCATAAGCGAAGCTTGCACAGAACAACATTAAAACGATTAACAATACTTTTTTCATAAACAAATCTCCTTTGTGTTAGTGTTACCTTTATTTAACACTGTTTGATACCCGATATCACTATACATCTACCTACATTTAGATAGTTATTTTATTTATGGTGGGCCCTGCAGGATTCGAACCTACGACAACCCGGTTATGAGCCGGGGGTTCTACCAACTGAACTAAAGGCCCGTAAATAATATTATGAATTATTTTAATGCAACTCCAACCACCTTTTTAATAATTGATTTAAATCCGTCCCAATCGTTTTCTTTAATAAATAATTCCATTTTAATTATCTCTGCTTTGGTAGCTTTACCGTAAAACTTGACCATTTCCTCAAAACCGATATTACCGTGATAAGCAGCTTCATTCATCTGATCTGGTGCTAAAATAAAATTTTGCAATTTTGACATATATTTCTCCTGTTCTACGGATAAAGATTTACGTCAACACATCACGCTCGATATGTTTTAATAATTCCCTTGTACCATTCAGTGGTTGTGCGTTATAAACATTCATCACAATATTCACATGGAGGAAGGTTACGGACTTGAACCGTATCCGTGGTATCAGCACGAACTCATTGATTTCCAATCAAGACTAGTATCCTATCTAGTTAAACTTCCTTAGATTGATTCTATACAATATGTACTGTAACATTTTTCACAGACGTAATGTTCTGTGATATACGGTTCCACTCCTGCGGTATACACCAAGAACCCATTCTTAAAAAACTCTTTCGTGTTCTCTTTATGAGGATTACAGTGAGGACAAGGACGTTCATACTTGCTAATGTATTTCGGGTGACCACTCTCTACCTCTTCGGTAGGATAGGTCTTCAAGCAACACCCACAACGATAACCATCGTGTTCTTCCTGCCAGTAAATATGACAAGGACAATCATCATCAGGACATACAAGACCTGTCTTGTGACCATCTTCAAGGTATTTGATTTGTGCTTTCATACCCTCATAACGGTCTTTCCTGACAATGAGGACATTATCTTTGTGTGCCCAACCATCAAAATGACCATCATGAATCTTGACATAATCCTCTGGACCATCAGGTAACACTTTATCCCATTCTCCATCAGTAGGCGCAGGCATCCAATGAGTTACGTCATCAGTCAGAAACCCCTTCTTACCGTAGAAACAGTCACCATATACAGGTTCAGTACCCTCTTCAAACATTTCCCTTGGATACTCTTTTCTTAAATATCTGCCTTTATAAACACCCAAAACATCGAAAAAATAGAACACATCTTGTCCATCTTCGGGTTTCTGATCTTTAATGCGAATCCAATTATTCATTAGCCTTTGCTTTCAGATCTGCAATAGTGTCTTCCAGACGTTTAAGTTCTGCGTCAATCATTCGCTTCAATGCTTGCGCTTCACCTAAAGACAGTGCCGCATAATCATTGTAGGTCATTTCCTTCAATTTTTTACTTATCACGTGTTTGTCTCCCTATATCCCACGAATAGTGTTTCTCGTATTCATCAAAGAAATTGTATGGGTTTTTGTTACAATTTGACCTTTTTCTCCGAAACTTAAACATCATCATATCCTTCTTGACCTAAATCCTGTATCTGTTTTACGAGTTTATCAATCCGTTTCTGTTGATAATCCCATGCTTCACGACTTTCAGAATCCTTAAAGATTCCTACTTCGTCTGCCCATTCATCGTATGTCATAAGTTTCCTTTAATTTTGGTAGCGGTGAAGGGAATCAAACCCTTACTGAACACCTTATGAGAGTGTCATCAGTATCAACTGTCACCGCTTCAATTTCTATAACTATAATCTTATCCTATTCAAACAATTCTGTCAATGACGGAAATTGTTCCAACAAGATAACCTTGATTTCCTGTGCTATCACCCTATGTTCCTTCTGTGTTGCGTCATCACAACGTAGGATACAATAGTGGATAAAGGAGCGTATATCCCCTGTGAGGTACAATGTCGTTTTGGTCAACCCTTCAGGAAGAACCTTCCTTGCGACCTCTTTAGCGATACCTTTTGCCAAGGCTGCTTGATATAGCTCGACCGCACTGTCACGAAGACGTGCTTGATTCAGTGTCCACCAATCCTGTAGCCCTTTGTCATGAACTTCGATAGAACTCTGTCGGTTCTTCTTGTCCTGTAGACGTGCCTCGGATAGTTCAAACGAATCCTCTGTGACCTCTGCATACCTTTGTGAGAATTCCTGAAACTTGCATGACTTGTGACGGATGATCTGCCTACCAATTTCTCTGGTACATTTAATTTCCATGGTCATACTGGCAGTTTCAAAGATCGACCAATGTGCGTGATCAGCACAATATTTCAACAGTTTCCCCGCAGTTTTGTGGTTTGCTTGATTGTTAGGGTTTGATACCCTTGCAACATAAGCAATCAATTCCTCTGCCGTTTCACACTCTTCAATAACAGGTTTCGTTATCGCAACAAGTTTAACACTACTCATGTATATCTCCCAATTAGACCTTCCAATAATCTATCCCTTTTCTTGTACAAAAAAGAAACGTCATCACCTGATTGCTCTCGGCTTACAAACGACCAATCACTTAGATACTTTTCCACGGCAACATCAAGTATTTTTTTATAGAGTTTATCTCTTCCGGTATCGGTTCTAATTCTTATTTTATCATAACCAGATGTTTTCAAAAAGTCCAACGTTGTCTTAACTACCGTAGCAAAAACAACCTGTGAAGTTTTACCGTGAGTATGGGTTTTAACATTAAATCTATTCTGTGTAACGTTTATAAAATGTACTTCTATCTCGTTTTTGACATTCTTTACAAAGAAAACCAAGAACATTTCGCCATTATCAACGAAAGTATACCCCCTAATATAGTCTATAGACTTCTTTAAATCATCCCTAGCGTCATTATAATCTTGTTCAGACCAATCAGAATTATCCATCAAATCAGTCATCATCGTATAAAACTGGGAAGGAGTAACTTTTTTTGATAGTGTCGATGTTTTATTCAAGTCAAAACTTTCTAATATAGACAAAGATCCGTTAAATTCTTCAAAATTATTCATGTAAACCTCTTATTATAGTCTGTTAAATACTCAACCACCTCATCAGGTACGAACTGTTTCCAATCATCATCACCCTCTAAAATCATCTTTCTACATTCTGTTCCTGAGATACCTGCAATATATTTATCAACTTTAATCTCATTGACTTCATACCCAACGCCACGACCGTACTCCACAGATTCTAAATCTGGAATTATAATCGTTTTTACGTCTGGATAGTCCTTGAATCTATAATCAATCATTTCCTTGACTTGTTTAGCAGACCAAGGGTTGTTTTTATCCGGTGCCACGTCACGTATGGCAAGGGTTACGGATTTACCTTCATCTAATTTCTTACGAATAATATAATCATGACCATTATGGAAAATCCCATTCCAACGACCTATAAACATACATGCTGGTTTGTGATAAGGTTTTAATATATCAATAATATCATCTACACATTCTTTGATTGTGGATAACTCTGTGAATGCTGTATACTCAGGATTAATCGGTTCTTCATAAGGCGCATCAAAACCTGTGAAATGGGTAATATCCCCATTCATGGCGCGTTTCCACATACCCTTTACATCACGTTCAGCACATGTATCCTTAGACGCTGATACATGAATCTCAATAAAATCACCATCATTAAACAATTCACGTACCATATCTCTTGCTTTAGCTTCTGGTGATATGAATGAACAAATGGCATATGTACCAGTCTTAACAAAAAGCTTTGCAATCTCACCCATTCTTAAAATATGATCATGTCTATCTTGTGGAGAAAATCCAACATTTTTGCCTAAATAGGTTGATCTTAGATCATCCCCATCCAATACAACCGAATTTGTTAATACTTTATTCAATTCATTTGCAATTGTGGTCTTTCCTGAACAGGGTAGACCGGTTAACCATACACATTTCATCTGACCTTCTCCCACACCTTCTCATGGATATAATACAACAACATTTTCACGACAAACTCTAGAGTGGTTATTTGGGATGCAATATCAACTGATCCTGTTAACGCAAAAGATATAATAAAAGTGAAAAATGTTGCAAAAAATCTCCACGAAATAGTTTTATATAATGTCTTCACAGCTTTTCGGAATACAACTCCATCATTAAATTGTCCATATACTCCTTTACATTATAATTAAGCAATAACCAATTGTCAAGGTCGATTTCTTTTAACGTTGGGACATAGTGACTTCCACAATACCCTTTCCAATCTTCTTTTATATGAAGTTCGACCACTGATCTTGTTTCTTCACCAAAACGTCTTACAACCTCGTTTACACCCATTGTATGGTGAAGGATACGTCTGTGTTCTGGTCCACGAAACTGTGGTTGAAATTGGTCAAGGAATTGATGAACCTCTGTGTATGATTTGCCAAAATGTTCAATGGATTGTTGTTCATGTTCATTTAGATGGGGCATAAGAGTCCTTATGTTTAATGGAGGAAAGCTGGATATTCGAAATCCATCCGTGTTACCACGAACCAGCCACTTAGCAGGTGGTGTCAGTACCTTACTGATTAGCTTTCCGTGAATGGAGGCGGGTAAAAGAATCGAACTCTCACGTTTTACCGTGGCAGTGGGTTCAAGCCACTTTTGTCACCTTGACGCTACCCGCCAAATATACACTTTTCCTCATACCTCTTAGAGATATCAGGAAAAGTGTATCTTATTATTTACTTTGTAAATCATTGTATACTTTTTTTAAAAAGTATGAAGGTTTGAGACTAAGACCTTCGTTGTCAAGACTTTTGTGAGATTATCCGTAGGGGACTTATTCCCTTTGGTTCCTCACGTGTCCACATGAAACTCATTCATGTATCCCAACGTGACTGCATTATTAAAGTGTCTGCTTTAACACTGTCCTGTATGACTATTCAATACTTTGTCTACCCTAGTGTGTAGCGAACACCCTAAGTGCGACTCCCTATCAATACTCTCCACCTTGCGGGTTTTGAGTACCCCAATTCACATAACATGTTGGGGATTAAGCCACTTTCATCATACAGCGGGGTCAACTTTGCGTTTGAGTATTAATATTGGATTTGAACCAATAATCAACAGCTTTCAAGGGCTGTCAATTAACTATCGAAGATGTGTGACCCCTGTGGATTCATAATCTTGCGACTACGAAATACCACACACCTAGTATCTTTCCCGTTTGTATTGGTACTCAATGGTTTGTCAAGATTCCGTCCACCTACTACCGTAGGTATCCGTTCCCTATCGAACTACCAACCGCCCTTGACACTACTCTCGGACTGAGTTGATTACCCCTTATCTTTTGTAATTAAGTAGATTTGGTATGCAGTAATTCGGTACCACCCGAAAGATAAACCAACCAGAGTTACCCATTGGTTTATTTGTCCTACTCTACCGTCCTTACTCAAGTCCATCCCTTGGTAAGATGAACTCACCCATTACGGGTGAAGACGAGGCTTGCTTGATTATCCCTTTTATAGGGCGGGAGACTGATAGAAGTACATCCCTTTCCCCACGTTACCGTGGTTTATTTCTATGACCTCAAGCGACCATATTCTGATTTTGAAAGAACTTATTGCTCTTTAGCAATTGAAAGTAAAAACGGTGAATGACAACATCAATCATCCAAGATTTCTCGACAACCCAAACATTCTGACACATCCCAATAGGGTAGCAAGTCCTATTGTTTACCTCCCCCGAAGGGTTCATTGGATGAGGGGAATTTCCTTACCCCCAACTCCCACTGGCATTGATTCTATAATAGGCTATCGTGTGGATTTCAGCAGGAGAACCAGAACCTTGACCTTATTGCGACCACACTAGGTTACGTTACCTCGGTCTGTTCTGTTCATTGTTCAGGATGACGTTACTAACCACTCCCTTTAGATATACCGCATCGGGCTTTTGGGTATTTCAACCCCTATCAGGGTACGTTATGGTCATGCAACCATTATTCCGTCAACCGTTTTTACTTTCAATTGTCAAAGAACTTGACACAATCCCTTACCCCGTTGATATTATCTCTGGACACCAAGTATCTCTCTTGGTTATCTGTGATGGGTGATTGTGACTACTTAACCACTATACCAGTTTGTTTACCGTATGTAAACATAAAACTTAAACATTTTTTTGCTTCTTTTTTAATGGTTGGTTCACCTACGACAACCCGGTTATCTGGCTCTGTAGTCCGAAATGGCTCTGCTCACCTCGCCGGGCGAGATCCCACGCTCTCTGTAGGCTCGATCTTGTAAATTTTTTCGCACTTCTATGGCGTTTAGGTTGATTTGGCGTACCTCAAAACCATTCGCGGGGAGAATCCCATCTCGCTCTACCGGGTCTGTACATACCGTCCTGTCGTATTCCTCGCAGCGGGTGTGGTACTCTTTAACCAAACTGTGCAGATATTTTTCTTTATCCGTAAGCTCAAAGGTTCCGAGTGGCTCTTGATAAAAAACCAGATAATTTATCTCTGAATTCTATCGTTTCACCGCCAGTTATTTCTAAGGTATGTAGTTTATCATCCATAGATTACCTCGCTAATGGTGAGGGCGGGGGGATTCGAACCCACCGATATACAGATTAAAAGTCTGTTGCCATTCCACTTGGCTACGCCCCCATAACTATAAAATTGGTAGGGGTGAGGAGATTCGAACTCCCACTAATCAGGGCTTAAACCTGATGCCTCTGCCTTTGCGCTACACCCCTATACATATAAACATGATACACTATATTCAGCGATTTGTAAACTTGAGAAGTTCGTCCTCCCATACCTTCTTAGGGAACGGACACCCACGACTTTTTTAAAGAGGTTTGGGATGACGCCTATCAGACTTCCTCTATAAAACTGGTACTCCTGAGAGGATTCGAACCTACTATAGAGCGATTATAAGTCGCCTATTCTACCATTGAATTACAGGAGCATATTTAATATTCTGGAACCCCTTGGAGGAATCGAACCTCGTACCTTCCATCCAACTTTTAAGGAACAGATTAGAAGTCTGTTGTCGGGGCAAGGGGCTTAAATTCTCAAACAAACTAATCAGTATTCTACAGTCTTTATGTAACTATGTCAACACTATATTCAATTTAAAATATTGACAACTTATGTATTGGAGCGGGTAGACGGAATCGAACCGACAATTACAACTTGGAAGGCTGTAGTTATACCTTTTAACTATACCCGCAAAACTTTAAACTTGGAGCCGGATGCAGGAATCGAACCCGCAAATTCTGATTACAAAACAGAAGTTATACCATTTAACTAATCCGGCTTATGGTCAGGAGTAAGGGATTCGAACCCTTGTTTGCTGGGTCACAGCCAACACGATTTACCTCTATCTTAACTCCTGATTTAACTGGTACTCGCCATGGAATCAAACCATCCAGTCTCTTTGTAAGAGATACTAGGTCATCAGACCTTCGACGAGCTTAAACTTTGGTAGCCCATGCGAGTGTCGAACTCTCCCTGTACACGGTCTAAACGTGTTCTCTCTGCCATCGTGGAGTAATGGGTCAAAATTCATAAATTTGGTGGAGGTAGGGGGAATCGAACCCCTCAGTCACTTTCCTTGCAAGGAAAAGCCGCAACCCCATTGCCTACCCCCTTAAATTTTGGTGATGTGCGTCAGCTTCACAGAAATTAATCTCCACCGTAACACTAACCCTGTCACCACAGGGACATACTCATACGAGTGTAAAGTGCGCTTTTTGGGATAGTCAGCCCCTTCAATCATCAGGGTATCGCCACCTGACTAGACACTAACTAAGTGTCGCGTCTATATAAATGGTCTGCCGGGTAGGATTTGAACCCACGATTTCCTGCGTCCAAGGCAGGTCGCATACCAGACTTGCGTACCGACAGATATAAATCATAAAAGACTAACTGAGAGTGTCAGTGTTCCCTTTTGACGTGTTTAAAGGAACTTTCGGTTCATGTATCCGAGCCTGTGACAACTCAATATGCTATTTACACGTATTGCATATGATCTTGTATGACACATACTCTGACACTCTCAGAACTTGGTAGCGGAAACGGGATTCGAACCCGTAACTCAAGGATATGAACCTTACGAGATGCCATTTCTCTATTCCGCGATAATACTTGTTAGGCGCTTATACACTCGTCGTCGTGTCCGCACTCGCCACACTGCCCACACTCAAGGCAAACTGCCCATTGCCTGTTTTCTCCGTCCGAAAAGTCGGTCAATCCACAACTGGCACACGACGAGCAATCTTCACTCCTCCACCCAGCCTCACGAAACATCGCGTTATCGTGGCAAACAAATGGTTCTGTTTTGCCGTCGGTCAAATGGTCAACTTCTTTTACTCGATTAACTCGTAGGTCGATCCAGTCGCAGCAGAAACTACCGTGCGGGCGTTTCCACGCCAATGACCGCGCTTCTTTTGATGATCTGTGGAATACCAGTTCAGCATGTTCCTGCCGACATCCCTCAGCAAAGACAGAATATGCTTTTAACATTATTTCTCCAATCCGCAAGAAGGTTAACTAAATCGTTGTCACTCATACATTCAGGTTACTGGACTATCGGATACCTGTTCCGATGTAGTATGATTCACCGAGCCATTGACAACTTGTAAATTAAAAAGGGGAAAGCTACGAAGACAAGGTTTCATGATACTATTGGAAAGCGCCGTATCATATTCTTATTCCCACTTGGCCGTTGGGGGTCTTCTATGGAAAGATACCTCATCTTTCCCCTTAACTGTGTAAACTTGGTACTCCCTCAAGGATTCTAACCCTGAACTTTCGCTAATCAGGCGAATGTGATAAACAATTTCACCAAGGGAGCAAACTTCCGGTAGAGTGTACAAGGAGGTAAATCATCAACTTATACCCATCTACCTTAAAATTTGAATGGAATTTGTTCGTTTGTTCCATTCTGAAACGAAAACCCTCACCTGCACACGGGGTCGTTTGGGTTCATCCGTCTTTTGTTAGAGTAAAGGGTGAGTCTCAAATGAAATCTAAGGTGTCTCTTATTTCGTCAGACCTTACTATTGAAGTCTCAGTGAATTCTGAGAATACTTCTTTCAGGACACTACTTCGGACTTTCCTACGTTTCAAGATATTCGGATCACTACTTGTCATCACCGCCGGAATTGAACCGTTCTTTCCCCGTACTAAAGGGGACGTGCATTCATACACCATTGATGTTCTTCGTCAGACCCTACTTTTCACTACCCTTTTTCCCTCAACCGTGAAAACATCTTATCAGGTTCGTTTTGAATTGTCAAGATGTTTTTTTTTTTGATTTTTCTTGGGTGAGGGTTTTGATAACCCCCCGAAGCCGATATACACGGTCAACCCAAACTTGGTGTCTCTTTCAGGTTTCGAACCCGACTCTTCTGTTCTTCAAACAGACGCTTTCACCAGATTAGCTTAAGAGACAAATTGGCATAGACGTGAGGAATCGAACCCCTTAGTGCTGGTTTTGGAGGCCAGTGTGTTCACCAGATACACGTTAACTTACGCCTATATAAAATTGGCACCCTGTACGGGAATCAAACCCGCCAAATCCTGAGTGACAGTCAGGTATCACCATCAGATGATCTACAGGGTATAACCATTTAATTTTGGCTCCAAGTGCAGGGATCGAACCTGCGACATTCTGGTTAACAGCCAGACGTTCTACCTCTGAACTAACTTGGAACATAAATTGGTACTCCGTAGGGGAATCGAACCCCTTTCAGTGGACTGAAAACCCACTGTCCTAACCAGTAGACGAACGGAGCAAAATATCGAGTCCTCGCACCGTATCCCTTAGACTTGTCGAGGTAGTCGCCGAGTTTGAGGACTCTTTAAAATTTTGGTGGGGTAGCACGGAATCGAACCGATATTGCCTGACTCAAAATCAGGTGTGCTACCATTACACCAATCCCCTACAAAAATATCACGATAACCCATATGAATCCCATGTTGCTTTGTTCATAAACATGCATCGAGTTTGTATAACTTCCGTTAAAGATTTCCATTCTTTAAAATCTTCAAGAATTCTGTTTTCTTTAACAACGACCCATTTTCCCGTAGGATAGATGTTATCTTTTATTGCAGGATTTTCATTCCTTACAATATCAACCTGAATGATCGTTATACCTTCATCCATTTTAGATTGACATCGATCACACGCATCATAATCAAAAAATTCAGGAACACCTGTCGTATCTGTTTCGTCTTTAGCCTGTCTACACCAAAAGCATACATCCATGGGTTTAAAATTGGCACCCCTGCAAGGAGTCGAACCTTGCCATCTCAGTTCGTAGCCGAGAGTTTAATCCACTAACAGGGGCATAATCTCCTTAAGTTTTATAAAATCTTACACCAAGGACATTAACTTGTCAATACTAAATATTTAATTGTCAAGGATCATAAAACTAAAAAACCACCTACAAAATTTTCTGTAGGTGGTTTTTATTAATATATGTATACCAATAATTAAACCACCTACACTACCCCCTGATACTCATCACGTGTAACAAAACACGCCATGGGGTTCATGTCGCTAATATTAAACGACCAACTAATATGTATCCGTGATTTTTTCATTGAAATTGACATCTCCATAATCTTCTTATAAGTTATTTATAAAAAATTTCATTTTTTTTGCAAAAAAAAAATATTAATTTGTGTTAATTATAACCACTAATCAATTCAAGTTGCTGTTTTAACTGACGATTTTCCTCTTCAAGTTCCTTCATACTTTCTACCCATTTCGGGTTTGGTGCAAGACGATTGTGACCGCATTCAGGGTTCTTACAGAAGTATGACGCTCTTTCCCAATTCGCACCCCATACTTCACACTCTTTTGAATACAGAACTTTCTTGGTCAGTTGACTTTGGTATTTAGCAGGTAAAACAATGGTGATATCAACCATCATATCAATCTTATCACTACCACATTTTACACATCTTGGTATATACGACATTATAAACCCCTATAGAAAGGGGTGACATAAGCCACCCCCTTTATTTGATTTAGATGATGAACAAATCTCCGGCATCAGAAAAGAAATCATCGACAACTTTTTCGATACGTTTGTGAGCGGCCGTGAAAATAGGAGAACTGTTACCGCGTCCCGGTCGTTCGGATGCGATTGCCGAAAGAACCGTATATGCACCGAAGCGCGTTTGTCGAACTCCGAGACGAGTAAATAGTTGATTATAAGAGTTGATAATTAACCGCGCCTGATTTTCGGACAAATAGCCATTGCGACCACCACTTTCATCGACCAGGCCATTAACAAAAGACTCAAATTGCTCACCCGTAAACACCTCTTGATCAAAACGGCGAAACATTTCAGCGGTTTGACGGAAAAGTTCAAGTTTTGCTGCAAAGTCTTCACGGATACGGGCAACCAGACCGCGTTGAACGTGCGAATAGGTCTGAGTGAACATATTGTTCAAGAAAGTAACATTTCCGTTATCACGGTATGCGGCAACAGTGAAACCTACACTGGATTTACCATCGTACCCGTTGAAAATTGAAACCTTGGTTTTAATAATTTCATCGCCAATTGACATATTGAACTGATCACCATCGAGGATAAAATCACGTTGCCAACGGTTCTGTTTCCAGTTCAGGTGGTCACAAACTGATTCAATCGGAAGATCGGCAAAGGCTTCTGAGAAAATATCAAAAACCTCTTCGTTCAACATAAGTTTGTAGTGAGGACCAACAGTACCAAGAACTTTACCGTTTTCACCATTCAACAGTGCATCACGGTCAACATACAAATCTGTAGGAGTTTCGTCACCTTCATAGGTGAAAGGGGTGAAAAGTTTATTTCGGATTACAGGGTAAAAAGGATTCAATTGATTAAGAAACTGCATTTTTATATCTCCTATTAATTAAAGTTCATAACCTTTGTCGATTGCCCATTTTTTAACATCATCTTTTAACGCATTACTTGCGATAGAGAATGAATTGGCGACAACTGGTTTGGAATTAGCCCTTACTGATCCAGAAGACCCCAAAAGAATGTACTTTTTATCGCCTTTTGACGTAACCCATTCTAACACAGAATATTTGTTTTTGGAAGGAATTTCTTTAGCACCACGGACAGACTCAAAATACATTTTGTATTGTTCTTTGAGGGTGAGGTTTTTAAATAGTTTCGCCATAACATTTTCCTTTTGTAGAACGAGATAACCCCATACTATCCAAATATGGGGTGAGTGTCAAGGATTTTATTATACACTCCAACCATTTTTATAGCCTCTTGGTAGTTCAGTGAAACTTCCAGTTGCATTATCAGTATGTTGAGAAATTGCGGATAAAAAGTCCGAAACACGTCTCTGTTGACTTGGATGAAGTGATACTTCTGGTTCTCTAATGAAAATTGGCAACCCCTGACCAGCCTTCTGCATCAACTTAATCGGAAGGTCACATAAACCAATAACATGTGCCATAGAGTCTGGACGGTCTTGTGGCTGTAGATCACGCTCAATCTGATACCCAAGTATATATTCAATCCATGCATTCGCCACAGGATCAATTTTTACAACACGATTACCATGATAACGAGTGTAATCAAAATTGATTTCAATTGCATCAGTTACGTCAACTTGAAGATTCCCTTCATGACAAATAATTGTCAAAGGTTTCGATAGATCCAAATCTTCATGGTCAGTCCATTGACCCCCGCCCATTCCACGACTTCTAATTCCTACCATTTTTAATACCCCTTTATCAATAAATTGTCAAAGCAACGTTCATATTTTCTGGTAGATCCGTTTCGGGTACGCCATAAAACTCTAAAACCTTTTTAATAAGGAGTTCGGCTCTTTCCTGATTGTATATAAGAATTTCTTCCAAGTCACCCTCGTAATCACAAGTTTCGTCGATATATCCATCCTTATAGAACGCTCGGTTACCACAACCAAAAGTAATCTTAAAATATGGTGACGGTGTAACTACTTCGAATGATTTGGGTTCCATGTTTTTCTCCTTGTAAAAGTAAGGGGTGACCTTCTGGTCACCCCTTACTTTTATTGAACAATCAGACCGTTCTGATCAGCGGTTACAGTGATAGTATCACCGTTTTTAATTTGGCCACTAAGAAGGGCTTTACCGATCTGAGTTTCGAGAGTGCCACTCAAATACCGTTTGAGAGGTCTTGCCCCGTAGATAGGGTCATACGCAACATCTGCTACATAATTTTTAGCCTCATCGGTGATTTCCAGTTTGATTTGTCGATCTTCCAAACGCTTACGAATATCACTCAGAAGAAATCCAACGATAATCTTGACATTATCTTTAGTTAAAGGTTTGAACAAAATAATATCATCAACACGGTTCAGAAATTCAGGTCGAAACCCCCTTTTAAGGTCTTCAAATACCCGATTACGAGTAGAATCTTTAATCTCACCCCGACCGTCAATTCCTGTAAGCAAATGTTGACTTCCAATATTGCTTGTCATGATAATAACAGTATTTTTAAAATCAACAGTGCGACCTTGACCATCAGTAATACGACCATCATCCAGAACTTGAAGAAGAACATTAAAAACATCAGGGTGAGCCTTTTCAATTTCATCAAAAAGAATGACACTGAACGGTTTTCTACGAACCTTCTCAGTCAATTGACCCCCATCATCAAATCCGACGTAACCCGGAGGGGCACCAATCATACGGGAAACACTATGTTTTTCCATATACTCAGACATATCAATACGGATGATATTCTGCTCAGTATCGAACATAACTTCGGTAAGTGCTTTAGCCAATTCAGTCTTACCGACCCCTGTTGGTCCAAGAAAAATGAAAGAACCAATGGGACGGTTAGGGTCTTTAATCCCACTACGACTGCGAATCATAGCTTCACTAACCAATTGCACAGCTTCATCCTGACCCACGAGACGTTTATGTAATTCAACATCGAGATTGAGGATTTTAGAACTCTGATCCTCAGTCATACGATCTACAGGAATTCCAGTCCAACGGCTAATTACTTTAGCAATTTCAGCCTCATCAATAGAATCATGAAGAATACTCATATCACCGATGTTTTTGATGTAGTTGTGTAGTTCGAATTCTATCTGAACAATAATTTCATACTTCAATTCACTGGCTCGATCTAATTGATTAAGACGTTCACAAGTTTCCAACTCTTTACGAGCGGTTTCCAATTTAGAGCGAAGTTCGACCAGATTTTTAATGTTATCTTTTTCTTCACTCCATTGATCTTGAAGAATTTTTTGTTCGATTAACAAAAGATCTCTTTCTTCACGAATTTTGCCAAGACGAACAACAGACAAACCATCGTCTTCTTTCATTAAAGATTTTTCTTCGATGGTAAGTTGTTGAATTCTACGAGTCACACCATCAAGTTCTGCTGGAGAGGAATCAAGTTCAGTTCGAACTTGGGCACATGCCTCATCCACAAGATCAATAGCTTTATCAGGGAGAAAACGATCACTAATGTATCGATGGCTTAGTTTGGCGGCCGCAATCAAAGCGTTATCTCGAACCGTGACCCCATGATAAATCTCATAAGTCTCTTTCAACCCCCGAAGAATGCTAACAGTATCATCGACATTAGGCTGATCGACCAAAATAGTCTGAAAACGCCTAGATAAAGCGGCGTCTTTTTCTACCCCGGTACGATACTCATCCAAAGTAGTAGCGCCAATACAACGGAGTTCGCCACGAGCCAGCATGGGTTTCAGCATGTTACCAAAGTCAACGCCATTAGAGGAACCCATACCAACCATGTTGTGAATTTCATCAATAAACAACATGACTTTGCCCTCACGCTCACGAACCGCATCAAGGACAAATTTCACCCGTTCCTCGAGTTCACCTTGGTGTTTAGTTCCTGCCATGAGAGAACCAAGATCTAAAGAATAAATAACCTTTTCTTTTAGACCATCAGGAACATCACCAGAAACAATACGTTGTGCCAGACCCTCAACAACGGAAGTTTTACCAACACCCGGCTCACCAATGAGGACAGGGTTGTTTTTTGTTTTGCGAGATAGAATGCGAATCATACGGCGGATTTCATCATCACGACCGATAACCGGATCAAGATGACCTTGACGGGATTCTTCGACAAGATCACGCCCAAAAATCAACATATTATCATTGATAAGACGATCATCTACAGGGGCATCAGCCACCTCTACACGGAAATGATCAGGTCTTGATACTTGTCGTTGATCACCTGACAATCGACCAATAAAATTATTATCAAAAGTTCTTTCATTCTCAATATTTGTGGACCAAACCATAATAATTCCCTTTCGTTTCAATTAACAATGAAATTTATCCTAACAGTGAGAATGCACGTTGTCAACAAAAAAATCAACGATATATAACAACACAATTACAAAAATAATCCTCAAAATGATCATTAAAAATTTGAACTAGATTCTCATGATCACCAGATTTCATCTCATCAAGAATAAGATTAATATCATCCCTGTCAAAACCAATTTGTCTGCCTATTTTTTGAGCAATATCCAACAAAACATTTGCATCATCAAGGGATCCCGATGAATATATTTCAATATATTTGGGATTCCTTTTATACTTGATCATTTTTCGGAGAACCTTTCTTGATTTTATTAGGTTTAATGACAAGGAAATCTTGTTGCTTACGAGGAACGTATGATGGTCGTTTTAAGTCGTCAGAACGGTATCCCATGATTTTTTCCTTTCGTCAATCGGTTACGATTTAATATACCAAAATTCGATCAGGGATGCAAGGTAAATTTATTGAGAGTCGCTTTTTTTATTAATAGATTCGCCTATTAATGATACAGCCTTTAGGGGTAACACACCATCCACCAACTTATCTCTCACTAAATCCCGAATTATTTTAATATTTTTAAGACCTATAGATTTAGTTGTCATTCTGGGAAGCTTTAGCATCGAGATAGGAAAAAATTTACTCTCAATGTTATGACCATTATTATATCGAATCAACACCATTTTTATATTGTCATTTGAACCGAATGATAGATATGTATCTTTGTTTATCCTAATAATACCAGTACCATTCTTGGTTATTTCAAACTTCATACATCTCCTCATATTTTACATGGTAATAATTCTAACGCATCTCTCATGAAAAGTAATTAACTATTCTTTTTGCTACATTCTTAACATTACATTCAGGGAGATATATATCCAAATTTTTATATATATCACATATAGAACCAAAAGATATCTTATCCCATGTCTTCAATATATATTCCACATCAAAATCGGTACCCACCACCATACCATCAAATACCGAATGATACCATCTATGTTCTATCGGTAACAACGGTAAAATACCACTTTCCAGATAATTGAATAGATAGGGATCAAGTCTACCTGTTTGATATTCATGATCGGTTCCAAGTAGTATCAGTGACTTAATATCAAAGTTTATTGATTCTGATGTGATATTAATACCCATCTCCTCAACTTTTCGATTGATTGTCTGATTTCCAACTGAATCAAAAAACAAAACATCATATCCACCCAACTCTGACATTGGTTGATAGTATCTTTTAAATGTAGATAACTTTTTTGTCAAAGGTGACATATACACTAAATCAACACCAGTTGGCTTATCTATCAACGGTATTTTATCAGGAGTTTTTATTTCACCCCATACAGGCTGGTATGAAAAAAACATTCTATCACTAACGGATGATTCCCATAAAAATGCGCCCTCGGACACCAGAAAACTAGCTTCATCAGGACTAATCTTCTGGTCTCCATCAAATATGATCATGGGTAATTTATTCTTAATGCACTTCTCTATCATATTGGTCTGTCTGACGAATAGACTTTTATTGTCAGGGGTGGACCATTGTATAAATACACCTTTAGGTTTGTCAACAACGTCAACAACATCACATATTTTTGATAACTCAACAGTCAACCCATCATCAATATTGTTCACCGCTATGTTCATTATTTTTCCTTTTTTTTCGGATTATCCTTATTTGAAGTTGCATGGTTTTTACAAATATGCATCTTTAATGCATGTAAAGTTTCGTAATGATCAGCACCACACCACGGACACAACATCTTATGAACAACTTTTTCTTCTGGTGGTGGTGGAGTTAACATTTCAAGGAGTTGAGGGGTTACAGCGTGAATCTCCTCACGGCTTTCAAAATTATTCATCCTATATCCCGGTAGATTGCCTACCCTCATTTTCACATACGTCATCGCATCAGCTTGATCCTTACCTAACAAATATAACTTATAAGTTGAATCATCAGTCTCATAGTTTACCACAAATACTTGCATTTTATTCCTCCAGTTTTTCATATACAGGTCTGTAATTAACAACACCCGTCTCATCATTAACATCAGTAACCAAATAATATGTAATTAAATCACCAACTTTCTTTGAATCTTTTTGGGATAAGATGCTATTTCCAGTAAGAAATCTATCCCCCGGATTTAATTTATATTTCGTTAAATCTCGAATTTCAATTAATTCACTGAAAATCATCGATCTCATTTAAATTCTCCGTTTTGCTTATAATTAAATCTAACCTCTTATCCATCTTTTTAACAAATTGATTATACTCATCATTCAAAGTGTATAACTCTTCCAACAACTTCTCTTTTTGTTCTTCCTCTTTTATCATTTTAAATTGAGCCATATATTACCTCCTTAATCCACTCGGATTATTCTATTGGCTCACTACTACCTAATTCGTCTTCAAGTTGTGCATTCTGTGTACTATAACCCTTTGTTTTTAACACGTTTTCTATACCCTCCAACAAAGGTTTTGGGTCTTGTTGAAGGATTGCTTCGTATAGTTTACCTTCGCCTTGTGCCTTAATATCCATACACGGAATTGTATACCACGACCCACCCTTCTCGATCAGACCCATTTCAGTAGCAACGGACACGATACCTGCCATTTTATTAACACCATTCTGGTAGTTTATTTCAAATAATGCTTCTTGGAATGGGGGTGCAAAACGGTTTTTGATAGTTGCGGCATGAATCTCCGTACCCAAAACTGCTCCACGCGCAGCGGCCTTTGCGTTTGGATTTTCATATAAAAGGAATTTCTTTAGGGTTATAATATAGTCTGCAGCAAGTCTCGGATACTTACCGCCACCAATCTGTTCAGGGTCACCATAACCACTTGGATTGCCGTAATAATGACCAGCAGAAAAAGCGATACTGTCTTGGAATTTAACAATATCAACCATTGTCTTCATCATGGCTTTGATTTTCTTCTGCAAGGAACCTTGGTCGGCTTTAATATCACCCTTGTCTGCATCATCTACGACCTTGTTAGAACTCAATGCTCCTATGGAATCCAAAGCAATGGCGAGTTTTGTGAACCCTTCTGATTTAATATTGGCAAGATCACGGTGAATATCCTCAACACTGGAAGAGTTAATAACCATAGCCTTAGTTGCATCAAGACCCCAACGCGAAACGAACTCCGCTGTCCATGCACCTTCCGCATTAATGATGATGGGGGTATATCCAAGCTTCTGTGCTGCGGCAAGGTTCAAACACATAAATGATGATTTACCTGACGCCTCTGGTCCCACAAGAAGCGTGTGTGTCTTTTCAGCGACACCTTTATATAAAGAACCCGACAATATTCTATTCAGGTCATATGTTGGAGTAAACAGCCATGTATTTATCTGTGCAACCTCACTTTCAGAAAGAACCATGACTCTTTTGCCTTTACTGGCATCCATGAGTTTCTTTTTGATATCTTCAAAAACATCTGACATATTTCATACCTCACATTTTATTTATGTTATAATACACATTTATACTATATATGTAAATCAATAATCCCCGTAAAAGTTACTTGAGTTCTCTTGATAGTGATCTATCTCATCTTGAGGATCAAAATTGTTAAAAGTATACGAAACTCCATTGGTAAAACGATCCAATGTATCATAAAAATCCGATAAGGTTACACCCCAATGAATATCATCTGTGTAGGTAAATGTATTACCCCCTTTAAGATGTGCGGTAATGCGACATAATTTATCATTAATCCTTTCAAACTCCATCTCATCAACGTTTTCACGATGGAAATAATCTTGTAGTATACTTTCAAACTCCGTACTCATAAGTCAAGATCTCCCTATAGATATAAATTGTTTTACCGTTCTGGTCTTTTGCCATACCCATATATTCAAATCCATCTTTACCGTCAAGTTTGACGTAAAAAACTCTTAAATTGTATTCACCAGTTTCATGTGGTGTTAGTGGTTCCTCATACTTCTCCCACGCACACTGAGTATAATGAGCCATTTTAACGAAATCCAACTCTTGTTGACCTTCTCTCGACTGGCTTCCATACCTTTTGGCATACTTTTCTACCTGTTTGACACAATCTTCGACTGCATAGTTGGTAATTTCATCTTCTCCAACATCACCATACTGTGGAACTGTATATTCTCTTAGGTGTTTTGCCACCCTTTCTGAAAATTCTAACCACTGTTTTTCACGTTCTGATGTTGCCAGTTGTTTGCTATGCTCAAAACATTGTAATGTTTCATTACTATCTCTATCACAATTACATATGTCTTTTGCTATACAATCACTCATATTCTAAATAATTCTCCTTCTCTTTCGAAATGGTTATTCACATTTATCGTTATAACTATATCCGATTCTGGGCATCTCCAATCGGTCAGACCTTCATGGTTTAATTTATACTCACTTTCAAATATACTGGCGTAAGTTCCCTTCAACCTTGGTCGATGAGGAGTAGATATAGCAATCATTCTCGTACTCGTCAAGCTTATGGGTACCAATAACCTATATAAATCTCCATCATAATGATCAATTTCGTCTATAAAAAATGTTCTTGTGTTATAAGATCTTATAGATTCTTCATTCATAATACGTATATCGTTTCGTCTGAATGGCACATCCAACTCATAACAAATTCGTTCCACACTCCTTTTCTGTCCATAATTTACAGTATAAAAAAGGGAATTGGGTGTAGTCAAAAACTCTCTAACCAAAGCCGTAGTTTTACCTGACTGTCTTGGTGCCCAAATCATAGTATTACCACTACTTTTTACTATTAGATTATGGAATTGTTCTGAATTTAATCCGGTTTCCATCATTCACAACCTCTCTAACCTCACCACATTCCGCGCAATATACATGCGATAATATATAAGCACCTTCACGGTTAAACTTTGGATTCTGTTCATGAGGAATATATTCAACCCACTTTCTACGATATTCCAACCATAAGTGATTACATTTTCGATTAAATAGTCTTTTCCACATCATATTTTCCTATTTTTTTTAACCAACTTGGCAAAAATGGTGAATATGGTCTACTATATGCATAATCATCCAAGGTCTTATCAACAATATCATGTAATAATCGAATATATGATTGCTGTTGGTAGAGAGATTCATGTTTTAACTCACATTTCAAATAATTAACATCACTCATATTAAGACTAAGAACTTCAAGGGACTGTTTCAATACCACCAATTGTTCAGGGGTTAACTTAAAACTTACCAAATCGGTTTGATAGCATGGAACGTTGCGCAAATCCCTCATATCTATAAAGGATTTCGCATATTCCCATTGTTCATTTTGACGCTCAAGTTCTTCATCCGAAACCTGAACATTTTGGAGTCCACCTGACAGGTCATCGAAATAAAAACATCCCTGCAACTTTTCAATATCTTCTGGTGCTACTGGAACAGAATCAAAAGTTTTCTGAGGAACTTCCTCTTCATAAGGATTAATTTGATTCTTCTGCATCTCTTTCATAAATACCCTCCGCCATTATATCGAGACGTTCCGCCCAACGAGCATCGTCTTGATTGTCAGCGATTTCTTCATAAAACGTCTGTACGGTAGGTTTACGTATACCATAAGGAACTTCTTTCTCGAAATCGGTATCCGCGTGATACAAACCATGTGCTATAATACGCTCTTTATCAGTATCACTCATTTCAACATAAACTGTCTTGTCAAGATACAGAATATAATCCACACCTTCTGGGTTTGCATTTGTTGCAGAAATGTGACGTAAAATAGGAGATGTTTTATCAAGTTTTACCAAGACGAATTTACCACCTGACTTGCGCTTCTTTGTATCCATTACAACCTCAATATGACAACCATTCAACTGAGGGAACTTATTACGAATAACTTGTTGCACCTTATCCATCACATCTGTTGTTGCTTCTTCAAATCGACTACTCATTATCTTCTCCTTGTTTTATGGAATGATTTAAAATATCTCTTAATATTTGAACTTCTATCGATGAAGGTAGAATCATAGCCTTAATTTGTCCCTGAAACGTATCAATACATGCTTTTTTGATGCTCTCAGCAACCCTATTCAATACAGCACTTGAATATTTTCTATCATCGATACGGAATATCAAAACTGTTCCATCATCCAAATCTTTCTGAGAAATCTGACCAATAACTTCAATGATATGTTTCTCGGCAACCACCTCAGTCTTGTCACCAAGGTTTATTTCTTTACATGGGTTTTGTTCCATTAGTTTTCCTTTGTTACGGTTTTATAGTTTTTTTCTTTAAGTTTTTTAATTAGAAACTCTTTATGTGTTTGAATAGTTTCAGTAAGTTCATCAATTTGTTTGGCACCACGAAATATAAAGGCACCATTCATCTTTACATGACCTTGGAAAATAACCCTACAGGCAACCTTAATCCTCTCCAACATACACCTGAACCAACGGAAAGATTTATCATTTTCCCATACACGATAGCTGTCACCAACATCCACCCAAAACTCCAAATAGACCTCTGGATATTCGTCATCTGTGGCGACGGTAAACGTTAAATGGTCATCACCCATACAAGAACAACTTGTTCTCCATACTTTACTACCATCATCATATTCGGCCAATTCTTCTATTTGACTTGACAAGGAACTCCTCCTATTACTTCAAATGCCATATAAGGTTTATTTTTTCGCATCATTCGATCAATCATATCCTTGGAACCCGTAGAACCACCTTTGACCATCATGACAACTGCCACATCTGCATACTTTGCCATATCTTCATTACGAAGCGATCCTGCTCGACGACCAAATTCTGACCATTTAGCAGGAAAAATACTTTTCTCTATACCATACTTATCGGCATATTGTTCACCCAAAGTGTCAACACCAAGTGCAGCACCGCTAACTATTTCTGTGATACGGTCTTTCCAATCAAACTGTCCCATGGCCTCTTCAAACCAAGGACAATCGATCAAAGACATCTGAATTCTTCGATTTTCCTTATCACGATAAGTTCCTAAATCTCTACTTCCGGCAATTACACATTTCATTCGCGATCCTTAACATCAAGACAGTTTTCCACTCTCGTATATCCTGCTGCATCAAAAATATCACCGACAGTCTCACACATTCCCATTTCATCGGTTTTGATAATAATCCATTCTGATGCACACGCAGACCCCCACCCCTCATCTTCACAGCAATGACATAGGTGATTTTTTACAACAAAATCAATAGCTTTATCTTCTGAAATAAATCCTGATCGTGTAGGGTCATAGTCATAACTTGCGGGTAAATACAGTGCTGTATACATTATTCTATCCTCTCAAAACCATAATACCAAAAAATAGATTGTTTGTTAATACAATCCCCATAAAATCTTTAATTATGTAAATTCTGGATGATACCCTTTTTGTCATACACAATGTTGATATTCAATGGAGTCAGTAGCACCACCTCTATTGGTAGAACTCACTCTTTTTTCGTATCCTTCTCATAAAGATAAATTTTAATTTCATTAATCAAATGATGTGATTTGTGGTTAAGAGCATATCTGTGTTTTCCTGACATATCAAGATGTGCAATTCGTATTGTATACATCAACTCTCTTAATAATCTCTCTTCTTCACTCATGATATAATTCTACCTCCAATGCACGATGTTTTATGTACACTTCCCCATTTTCAACAAGTACATAGTATACCAAAGCAGTTGGACACTCGATACTGTCAATTTGTTTCTGAATACCCTCAATAGAGACAAACGGTGACTCTCTAAGACAACAGCTACCATACTCAACTTTATCTATTATCCCCCAATCATCTTCTGTGTAACTATCAAAGATGTTATTAAAAAAAAATCCCAATCATCTTCATTCTTGAAGTTATTCATATCTCAAATAGATCCTCCCACTCAACATTTTTTTGCATCTATGGTCTTTTTATCCACACCCATTATAATTCCCTAATATTGGACATTCCTTGCTCTTTTTCCACAACAAATGTTCTGTCGGCATCAAAAGATGCAACTTCCTCTCTATGAGAGACGATAAAGACCTTCAAGTTGTCTTCTCTTTGTTTCATTCTGACAATATCCATCATTTTATCTAAACCATGACTATCTATAGAACTGTCCAATAGTTCATCTAGTACTAGAATATCAAGATATGATCCAGCTTGTCTACGTGCAACATCCATCATAGCGAATTTTAACGCGAGGTCAATAGACTTACCCTCTCCACCTGACATATTTCCAAAGTCACATTCACCGACACCAAAACCTTTAATCGTTCCGTCCAACCAGTTATCCAACTCAACGTAGTAATTCCCTGTCTCGGAGAGATAATGGTTCATCTGTTGCTGTAAGTACGGGATAATACTACTAATAGCATATTGTTTAACATTCTCGTCTTTTAAGGTGAACTTGATATGCTCTAGGTAATCCTTCATTATTTCTAATTTTCTAACTTCGGCTTGGGTAGATACAATCTCGGACTCAAGTTTTACTTTAGTCGCAATATTTGCTTCATTTTCACCAATCAACCTGTCATGGATTTCCTTTTGATTATCAAGGATACTCGTAGCAGTATCAAGTTCATTCAACAACTTATCTCGTTCTCTTATAGTGTCTTTACATTTATCAATAAGTGCATTGTTATTGTTAACTTCAAGTAATGAATCCTTATATTCCAGATCTTCCGCTTCAATCTGAGCAACCAACGCAGATTCTTTATCACGATACTCTGGTAGAATAACTGTGTCAATCTCATCAATACGAACTTTTAACTCTGATAGTTCTATCTCTTTTTCTTCAACACCTGATAGTTTTGCAAGTGCTTGTTCTAACTTATTTTTTTGTTCAATCTTATAGTTTATACCATCAAGAAGATCACTTTTTTCTTTGTGTTTGTGGCTAAGTTCGATGATATTCTCTTCAATGTTAGACAAATGACCATTTTTAATAACTAATTCTTGTTTCAGTCCCGCAACTTGTGACTCGATATGGTTTTTAATATGTTCATGATCAACTTCTTGAAAACAAGTGGGACATACCGATTCAGATGTTGTCTCCATATTTTCAAAGCTTTCAATCTCATTCTTGTATTGGCGAATGTAAGTATTACATTCCGTTAGAAGTTGTTTTTGTTTACCCAATTCATCAAGAAGATTATCAATTTCAGTTTTAGTGGGTTCTCTATTAAGGTCTGAAAGCTTAATTAACTCACTCTTAACCCTAATAAGTTTATCTGTCTGTTCCGATAAATCACCGATCTTTTCTATACGCTGACGTTTCGTTGTTGCTTCCGTTTCTAATGCTCGAACCTCAAGACGCACATCACCAAGCTTCTCTTTGGTTTTTGAAACCTTAGTATTCAGTTCATCTCGCTTCTTGGTCAACTCTGTGCATAAATTGTTTAAATTTTTCAAACGTTCTTCAAGGTCTGGATTATTTTCCGTGAATGTGTCATATAATGTTTGAATAGATACCACTTTACCTTGATATACATCCAAATCAGGTGCCACAAATGACTCTATCTTAGCGGTGAGGTCATCTATTGACTTCTGTTTATATGACACATCTACCCTAATCTCTGAAATCTTGTCATCAACACCTTTCAGCTTCTTATTGGTGACCTCTGTTGCCTTAGAATAAATCTCAAGATTAAAGAACTTCTCAACAAATCTACGTTTGTCTGCCTTTGGAGTATTAAACATCGAAACCATGTTATTAGCATTCTGAAACAAGAGTGCTTGTGCGGCTTTAAAGTCCATACCAATCAAATCATCTTCAAGTTCTGCCTGAAACAACCTCTTATCGGATAATTTTGGAACCTCAACACCATCTTTAAACAATGTTAAGATTCCGGGCTTAATTCCACGGTGGATCATGTAAGACACACCATCCTTACGGAAGTGAAGTTTTACCTCACATTGTTTACCGTTTCGCCAATTCACAATTTTCGGTAATGATATACCTTTATTAATCTGACCAAACAGAGCAAAGGGAATAGCCTCTAGAAAACTGGTCTTACCAGCACCATTTGATCGTTCTTTATCTTTATCGTGACCAAGAACAACGTTAATTCCTGTCTGGAAATCAAAAACTGTCCACTGATTCCCATATGACAGGAAATTTTTTAATTCAACCTTATCAACGTTTATTTTGCCCATTAGATCATACTCCTTGGCAATTTATTCAAATCTTCTCTGGATACCACGACAACCTCAACGATCATTTTTTGTTTTGGTTCGGCCCAGTCAACAAAACCTTGCAGTATTCTCATAACATTTTCGTCATGCTCAAGATAAACTGTTGATCCTTCGTTGTCACATATTTTAAATACTTGAACATCTTCACTCACAACCACTCTCCATATATTCTTCAACTCTTGTTGGTGTATACGGAAACTCTATGTCTACATGACTCTCTGAACAGGTATAATAAGTTTTATGTCTCTCGCCAGTTACCCCATCAGTATACCATTCCCAAAACACCTTACCATCTATATCATACGCTTGTCCGTTCCTTTTGAAAACGTGTGAACATCGCTTATTTTGATAAATCTCTTCACCATTGGTACGTTCATCAGCAATACAATTCCACTCATCATCATCACCTGTTAGGGGTGTTATAGGCTCAAACTTCATGACCTTCTCAAGAATCTGCAAACAATATGACGCTGACATACCTGAATGACCTTGTTTACCAAACACATCAAGAATATCCAAGACACACATAGCCATTTCCGCATTCACATCAAATTCTTCATTTGGGTCTTGAATTGGATAGCCATCTTCAACAAACCTGAATCCTATCCTCTTCATTTCCTCTATTGCATGTTTATGATAATTACTCATATATCATCCTCATCATCAATTTCATATGGACGCAATCTTCTTAGTTCTTGTGGGTCAAGACGTGCAACATCAACCAAACCATCTTCATCGGAAAATTGCTTAATTTTTGTACTGGTTACTGCATCAGAAATCAACTTGTCCACCGCCATTTTAATATACGAATTACATTTATACTCGTTTGCTTCCAAAAAATCTTCCAAAGTTTTCCTGTAAACCTTAATCCAATGTTCAGGACATAGGTGATAAATTCTATCTACCTGTTCACCTTTCAATAGAATCTCACACTCAATGTCTTCTGTGGCACCACATACGTCACAACTCACATTATCTGTCATTATTAACCCCATTTTAAATCTAATTTATGCGCCCTCTCACGAAGAGGCTCGATACGTTTTAACTCTGCATCTAATGTCGTCTTACCATTTAAGACCTTAATCATGTCTATACTCAAACTGTGATGAAATTCATCTTCCTTAATCACAAATTTCCACCAACACCAATCTTTAATTGTTTGCCATCTTTTAGATGTTAAAAATTTCATCATCTTCAAAATACTCCAGACGTACAGGTTGATTATCAATAATCGCTCTACCTGCGTGTATATCATCAATATCTTCTCTAGGAAGTATAACTCTTGTATCTTCCAGTTCTCTTAATCGTCTTTCCAGTTCAAACATTCTGTATCTATAATATGCTTCGCCATCCAACCCTCGGTATACTTCAATATGTTCGTCATGAAAAGAATGACCTTCATTCAACAACTCTGTTTGTGGTAACTCCACCCCTTCGGGAACCTGAAAGTAACTGTGGTGTGTAGTGTAATGACCACATGAAACACCGTTCTCTACATGTTCTTCTACCCATATAGCAGTTGTGAAACACACTGTTTCAAAAATATATCTTGTCATCCTGAACGAGTCACCAACATCATATCTCATATGTTCAAGACTAGCGGGTGGCATACTCGGTATAACTGGAACCACAATCTGACTCATCGGTTGTGGTCTTTCGTTCATATCATTATGAACTGCTTCCCGTATCTCACGTCTGGTAGGACATGTACATTGTTGGTGATTTCTGTATATATATCTTTTCATAATTCAAACAGGTCATCCTCAAAGTGTTTCTCTTGTTTCTTTTTTACAGGTTTTTGACCGAAAATCTCAACATCATCGGGCCACGCGGCACGGTAGCGGTGCTTAGTATTATAAACAGGTTCAATACCACCTGTTGATTCACCAAAATAACGTGGGTGTATCCTACCCTGACCGTCAAGTTGAACTTGTGCGCTACGTCTACGGCCACCCCAATCCGGCACATAACGTGAGTCTTCTTCTAATTCATTACGCCAATGGTCTTCATCCAAATCACTCAACACAAATTCAAGTCGTATATCATATTCGAATGAATGTTGGTTTGGTAACATTTCCGCTCTTGAAAGTCTCACATCACGGAATCTTCTACTGATATTAACTGGTTCGCCAGTTCTGACCATTCTTTGAAACAAATCTAACAATTCCGTGTACACATCTGCGGGAAGGTTTTTAATTTCACTATGTCTGACCACCCTTCTCAATATCAATTGGGGTCTAAATGCACCCATATACAAATTTTGAAAATAATCACCACTTGTACGTGTTGTTCGTTGTGATTCGTGACGCATTTCCACATCACTTGTCTCAAGAATTTGATGTAAAATATCGTGTATCATTCTACTGGGCATTGACTTCCTCATAAATTTGGTCGATAAACTTAGATAGAATCTTTTTACTAAGGTGTTTAGGAACCTCTGACTTCTCAACAAATCCCTTATGGACCTCTACAGGACCAGACAATTCCAATTCTTCCTCTACTGTATCATCTGTGGTCACTTTCGTAAACTTGTACTCAGTGAATACCTGTAGGGGATTGGTACCATAAACATCTGAAATTATTTGGTTATTTATTGTTGTGCCATAATCCTCATCAAAGACAATCTTAACAATTTGGTCGGTAAATTCACCCTGAACGATATTGTCAGGTAATGCTCTCCATTTGATATACTTCGGGGATTTATCCCAACGAATGAACTCAAGGGAACCATCCTCATCATCAAATACATACCACCCCCTCGGACCTGAATCGTTAAAATCCATGTGGTGTGATGCACCTAAGTACTGAATATTCATGGGATATGTGCCGGGGGTATGAAAGTGACCAGAAAAGGTCTTCTTAAACTTTCTAAAATCGGTACAACTGAACTTACTTCCCTCTGCCACACGACCTGATACGTTCATCTTGGCACCATTGATTTCCCAATGACCAAGACAATATTCTTTGGTGGTTTCATGAAGAGGTTTTAAGAATTCTACAGGGTCAATCCAATCAGAACCCTCTACAATCCAAGGTACAAGGAGCATATTACCAACCTCAGTCAGTTCATCTACCACTTGAATATGGGGCATGGAGTAGAAAATTTCATGGGAATTGGGCAAATATCTGTCTTTATAATAAAGATCGTGATTACCTAAAATAAAATAAGACCTGTCAAACCTATGACGCAAGTTTAGACCAATTCTACGTGCGTAATGAAGCGTCATCAATGACATATTTCTACGATTATCGAAGAAATCACCAAGGTGTATTAACTCTTTAATGTCATGCTCTTCTGCATAGTTACCTATGTCTTCAAACAATTCAAGGGTTAAATCAAGATATCTCTGATTTGCCTTCTTATGACCCAAGTGGGTGTCAGTTACTAAAATTCTCTTCACAAATAAAACTCCCTATACAGTTTTTACCATATAGGGAGTATAACGTATTAAATGTGATATGTAAACTTTATGCGATTCTTCTGATTCTGAAATTAACCATCGTGAAATTCTGAACCGTACCTGACGTGTCAGCAGTCAATCTAAAATCAATGACTTGTCCTGCCGTCAAACTCAAATACTGACTCGCCATAACATTCTGTGATGCGGAAGCAGTATTGGTACCAGAATTATTAAATCCACCTGTTTGTTGTACTGTATCTACATAGAATCTACCTCTATTGACTCTGTTTACGTTAGTGTTATTATATGAAGCATTAAAAATAACTTCATAAACACCAGCATCAACAATCGTAAACGTACAAGCATTTGCGTTAGTGGTTACATTAACACTTTGTCCTAATACGAAGTTGGTTGTGCCTGTCACGTTTGTATCGTTCATTACGTAGTATGTACCAGCGGTAGTCACGGTCAAGGTACCTGTAGTGGTCATCACCAGTTCAGAATAAGTAGGTCTAATATCACTGATTATTTCTTCTATTGCACCCTGTACACTTATGGATGTTACATTTCCAGTAGGAGCAAAAGAAACTTGTGAAGCGGAGACATTTTGAGATACGCCAGCAGAAGCAATCAAACCACTGGTTCTAAAGTCATCCTGTGTTGCGTCATAACTTAAAGCGCCAGTATTACTCCAAACGAACCTATACAACAATTTCATTTCTTGTATTTCTGGAACAGAAGGTATAGGGGCTTGTCGTGCCTCTGTAGCACTATTATAAAGTCCTGTTGAGGTCATTGACGGAACAATAATATATATTGGCTCAGTGATATCAGGAGAAGCATAACACCAAGTCGGCATATATTTTGCTGCGGCTAATGGAGTTAACGCATACGCTGAAGTAGTCAAAGGCCATTCAGGACTACCACCGCCGGGGGTCGTTGTATCGTAGTAAGGAAGAACGTCATCTTTGAACGTCCAAACACCAGCAGAAACCTCATACCAAATCCTTGCGGTAGTCTTGGCACCAATAGTGTGAATAATATCTTCATCAGCAATCGAACCACCACCTATACTAAGGTCATTAGGTGTAGCACCTGTAGGTAGTGTCTTAACAAAACCACTCAAGTACCTTGTATTAACGGTTGAGTGTGCCCATAAATGCCATTGAAGGTCACGTCTATATCCATGTCTCTCATCAAATACAGCGGCGGTACCAGTTGTGGTGGCACTATTCCATGTAATAAGTGCAACAGGAACATGTATGTTCAAATCCCAAGGCCCCTCGGATGCGGTTAATACACCTGTAGTATCAGCGAAATAGATGAAATATGATTCCCCCTGTACAGGGAAGGTAATTCCACCAGCAGTATCCAAATCTATCGTGACAGAAGAGGCAACAGTTACCTCTTTACCTTGATAGTAATACTTGAAGTTTGTTCCTGATAGTGTGAAAATATGGGTAACATTATCAAATGCGAGTGTTGTGGCAACATCACCCATACCGTGAAGCCAATCGGCACCAAGAACTGTTGGGTTTTGTGCAACAATACCAGTGGATTGTGCTGATGTTACGTGATAATACTCGTTTGTAGTACCACCTTGTAATTCACCCAAATCGTTATGAAATGATACTGGTTGACCTGAATATATAGTTTCATAAGCACTCTCTACTAGGGAACTTGTACTTGTTGCAACCGTAAGACCTTCTTGTGTAATAATACGACCAACAAGAGTTGACATAACATGAAATTCATTTGGAAGGTCGGTTCTTGGTTGTGACGCAAGCGCCTCAGCATACGTCTGATAGTTGCCACCAAGAACAAATCCAGCATGAGGGCTATTTTCAAGGTCACGGTATACCCAATTGACCGTGTAATAGTTGTTAGTTAATGGAAGAACACCAACAGCAGAACCACCATCATAGTGAGAGTTATTATATGTTCCAGAACCATCAGTCCACAACATTCTCTGCCAACCTTGGTATACAGAAAGGTTATCATCTGTATCAAGATATCCAGTACCAGCAGCGGAAATTGAAATTGCCGTAACGTTTCCTGTGGCACCAACAGTATCAATGGTAACTACAAATCCTGTACCAGTTCCACCAAGAACAGGATAATCCATACCTGCCATATAACCTGTTCCTGCGGTATTAATTGCAGCGGCAGTAACATCCCCACCACCACCAACTGTAGTGATATTAACGGTTAAGTTTACTCCACTATTATGCCAATGATACCATCTATATGTGGCTGTTGCCGAACTAAAAGCACCCAAAGTATTTTCTACGGCACCAATCCAGACAAGACCTGAACCAATTTGAACTGACTTTGTGGGATCCGTGACAGATAAAGCGAGACCTGATTCCCTTTTAAATCTATCGGTTTTAACAAGTCTCTTATGAATCATATTAGAGAGACCCTTACCTAAAGTATCCCAACCTATATAATGAATCAATGTATTATCTTCGTTATACATTGTTATAACAGGAATAATATCCGATTCATTGATCAATGATAGTTCGGCATATGTCAAATCTCTAAGAACAGGAGATCCAGCGATAGTATTATCTACAACCAAATAACGAACCTCGTTAGGAGTGTCAGAAATATCCCTACCTATCATGGTAAACCCATTTGCAGTGCTTATATTATATGTGTATAAACTGTTCGCATGTGAATCATTGTCATATAAAAGACACGTGAAATCACTAATATCATAGGTTCCGTTATTATTATCTGTGAACGTTGGCGGTACTTCTATAACCCCAGCATTAGCACCCGATAAATAAAGTTCAGTGTTAAACTTTTCAGAAATTCTTGTCATTTTTACTCCTATAATCCTTTTAGTTACAAACTATTATAAGTATTTATCCATATAGTTATAGTTATTCATGTTGATGTCTTCTATGTTAGGAATATATAATTTACTGTCAATAACACTAGCATCTAATAATCTTAAATGCTCTGTCAGACCATCATTTCCATCAAAAATATCACCGACAGTCCATATGTCACGATTTGTATAATATAATTCGAACACCATTCTACCAAATTGTTCAATGAATCCAAGAGTACTTCGCCTCTGATATATAAAATTTTTTGACTTAAATAAGTCTTTACCTAGATCACATTCATTCGCTTCTGAATAGCATGACAATAAAACACTATTATCAACATCGGGTCTATATACAAAATTATCATCCATAAATGAAGGAAAATTCATAATATCAAAATTTATTTTCTTATGAAACACGTCACAAGGAAACCCTAAATCAAATATATCAAAATTGTTTTTGGGCATTAAAAACTGAATTTCCGTTTTGGGGAATAGACCCTCAAACAAACACTCCATATTAGATATTTTTTTATAATATTTATGATAGGTCATATCTAATTGTTGTAGTGTTAGCTCAAGACAGTCCATAACTATCATTTTATCACAACCAAAAGATACACTATTTTCTAATATATACAAAAATGCCTTATAATCTATAATAAAAACATCATCATCAGGTATTTTGTTGGTTATAAAGCACCTGAAAGGTCTATATATACCTTTACTTACATTGAAATAACGTATTGGTTTTTGTTCCAATACAATCAGATCACACCCAAAATAATTCTGCATATCAACGGCATTCAACATATTACCGTTTATTGACATATCAAAGGTTATTATCTTCATTTTTAGTGCTATTGTTATGATCATATAAATGGGTAAAGTACCTATTTACATGATCATAGGGCAGCAGAAACAACTCCTTATGATTGTTCGACAACTTTCTATCATAAACCATAAATTTATCAACAGTCAATTCTTTAGCTTTATATGCGGCTAATACTTTCTTTAAATAACCAGAGTGCTTTATACCTCTCACGAATCCTAAGTTTTTGTTATCAAGAAATACATTTCTATTTCCATATTTCTCCATATTACTCTCAAGTTCTAACATTTTATCTTTGAATATAGTATCAGCATCAATATATATGCCACCTTTTTCATACAAAATCAATAGTCGTATAAGATCACATATGATAGGAATCCTTAAATGTTTATAGTTCCTTGTTATTTTGACAGATTCGACCCACTCCCTGTATCCATAAGAATCAAGAAAATCATCAATAAATTCATCCTCGTATATAACATGATTGAGTTTACTGGATATGGATCTATTCTTATCAAAATACTCATCATACTTACCATTTGATTTGTAATTTATCTGAAATATCATAATTGTTTATTACTTTTATTCCTTCTTATAAGAAAATGAGGATCTTGATAATAATCATAACATGAGCAACAATAATCAGGTGATTCCGTAATAAATAGTTTTTTGTTAACCAAATCCCTTAGATTGTTTTCGTTCAAATCTTTAGTCACTTTATTGGTAAAATTATAATATGCACAATGAATTATATCATTATTCTCCATATCTATAACCGGTAAAAATGGATATTTTGTACACAAACTTTTAGAAAATGAATCATTCTTCATCTCCAATTTATTCATATAAAAATCACAAAACATCACATTATATTTATTATAAAACTCCCTCATCATATCTAAATGATTGGTAGAGATATCAACACTTCTCTCAATGAATATTTTGAACCAAAATGATTCTGATTCGATAATATCTCTATAATATTCTTCATTCTCTAATAATGATCTTACTGTGTTCTCTGTCATGACAATGACGGTTTTAGCGTTATCATCACTACAAAATTCTATATCATGGAATTTCTGTACATCCCTTCCTATGATATCCCTGACAAGATGTTCATTGTAATAATCAAATTCCTTAATAATTTCAGGGTGTTGTACACGTAAAAGACCGTTGGACATTATCTGAGTCTTCTTGACTGACTTATGGTCCTTCAAAAACCTTATCACGTCTTCCACGTTACTAATCAGACCTGTCTCGCCACCACAAATCTCGACCATGAGATTCTTCGTCTCAGATCCAAGGATATCAATAGTCCATTTAAACTTATCCATATCCATTTCTGTATAAGTGTTTATACCCTTGTTTATTATATCACAGTAATAACAGTTCTGGTCGCAGTTATATGTGGCAAGAAACTCTACAAAAAATACGTTCAAAATATCCTCTTTAATCCTAGCATTCTATTGGCAATATCATACCTTAAAGCACAAGATATTTTACATCTTTTAACGTGCTTAAACTTCTCTTCAATGTATCTGAAATACTCGTTATTCTGTATAGTTTCCATAGTAACACCATCGGTGTTAAGGTTTATTAATTCCTTGTTACGATAATAAATTTCAGATATATCATCATAATACTCATCCTGTGTGTACTTCGATATAGGGGCAGGGGCGTTATCCTGCATACCATTGATATATATCGATAATTTACAACACCTGTGAACTTCTCCATTCTCGACTATGTACAACCATCGACCTTCCTTCCACCCACATTTCACCCCTGATTTGCTGAACTTTTCGTTAATTTTGTAAACAAGTGGTAACGTTCCATTTACAAAAACACCCGGTACATGTGGTGCGGATAAAATGGAATCACCTTTATCTGGATAATATATCGACAATTGTGTGTGATACTCTTTAACTCCAATGCTCTTAAAAAACTCAGTCATAATAGGTATTTTATCTTCGTTAAAATTAAATCTGATAGTTTTAACAACAGCATATCCACCGGCGTCAATGAACGTCTTGAGGTTATGTAACACTATTTTTGTGTCTACCATACGGTAAGGGTTCTGACTTTCAAACACTTCATCAACAGAAAACTGTACATAATGATCGGCATCATTGGCCATAGATGCAAGTTCCTTCCAGTAGCTCTCATCACGAATACCTGCATTGGTTTCTATCATGAAAGGTTTGTCGCCTATCTCTCTAACAAAATCAAGGCTTTGTGGGTGATTTATGAAATCTCCAAACCCGCCGATAAAGGACATCTTTTTTGCATAAGGAATGACCTTTCGGAAGGTTTCTATGGACATGGTGACACGTGGGAATTCTGGTACGGTCTGTCTGTTACAAAGGTAACATTTAGCGTTACAATATGAAACTATACCTATGTTAACATTCTCGTACATTAGAATATCCTTGTGTGTTGGAACATGAGGTTTCTCACCTGTTCTTGGTCACTACACCTGAATCGACATATCGTGTTCTTGTGTTTGTTATTCAACATGTACTGATTGAATTCACTGTTCAAAGCCGACTCTACTGTCACCCAATCGTTGTTCAAATTCATGTCCTCTCTACCCCTGTCATATACATCCATTATATCACCAAACATAGTCATACCAACATATGGTTCCATGAAGGGTTCTATGGAATCTGCGTTACGTATACCCTCAAAAGGCAAATGACAACAAATCTTAACCTCTCCTAACTCATTAACATAGTACATTTCGTACTTGTGCCACATACAATCCTTTGGTGCCCTGCGTTGAACATTCTCTAATAGATCCAGACATGACTTATAATTAACCGTTGGTGCTGAAAGTGGTCCTTCGTCCATATACAACCGTGACCTGATCGTCTCGTAGTGATTTACTCCCATGTTCTTGAGATAATCAGCCATATCTTCAATTATGTGTTGATTGAAATTGAATAGAATCGTCTTGACATGGGCGTTACCACCAGCATCAATGAATGTCTGTAGGTTCTTTAACGCCTTTTCAGTATCCACCTGTCTGTGTGGATCGGTGATAAGATCATCCAACACGAAACGTATAACAGTGTTCTCTTTGTTACATATCTTACCCAACACCGTCCAGTAATCCTCGCCATGAATGCTCCCTATGGTATCCACATCCATATCAACCCCACGCTCTACTGTTCTTCGGGCTATATCAAGACTTTTGGGGTGAAAAATAAAGTCTCCCATTTCACCTATATATGCGATAGTACTTGACGCATCAAGGATCTTGTCTATAACATTTATGGTCATTTCACCATTATGCCTGTATCCTTTAAGAACTTGTCTATTACAGGTGAAACACTTGGCATTACAATTGTTTGTTATCCCGACATAAGCTTTCATGAACTAAAACCCTTATGTATCTTAATAATCTCTTTCATATATCTCCTGTGTCTCCAATCGTGCCATAAAAAATTAGCAATACACCCATCACACACAGAATCTTTCAATGAACTAAACATTATTTTATTTTTATACAACCTTTCTAAATTATCATCTGTAATATCAACTGAATCACCAGTGATTGATATACAACATCGGTTAACCCTCTTATTTGGTAAATCAAAGATAGGTTGTGTATACACACTGGCACAAATTTTTCTGTGAGAGTCCAACCACGGTTCATCATTGTGCCGTTCAATAATCCTCACCACTCTCTCAATGAAATCTGGTTTCACATTCGATTTATCCTTAATGATATCATACATTTGTATAAAGTCATCATAGGTCAACAGATCCAAACCGGGTGTTCTTGGTTGAAGTATATGAGGCAGAAACCGGTGTTTAGAATCAAGATTATCCGTTAGAAACTTATCCAAAATAGGTAGGTTATTTTTGTTTATAACAAAGGTATAGTAACACAGAATATCACCAAAATCATACTCCTTATACTTCACCCCGTCATATATCTCAGGAGCAATGTGATATAGAATATAATGGATTTTGTCGGAATATCTCTTATGATAACTTTTCTCCATGAACAGACCATTAGTAGCAACGTTGTATGTTTCAGAAAGACCACTATTAAACACTCTATCGAGATAATCCTGATCAAACAACCCAATCTCTCCACCTTCAAGGCAATACTCTATGGATTGGTCATAATTGGTGATCCTCTTGATGCGGTCAAATACTTCCTCTACATATTCAATTGGAGCAACTTTTGGGTCAGTTTTACATGGAAAGTCACAATAAGAACACTTCCAACTACAATATTCGGTTAAACTGAAATACCATTGTTTTTTAAAATCAGCAAAGGTTGTCTTCTTCATCGTCTCCTCAACATATCTCTAATGTTTACCTCTATGTTTGTATCCAGACACACTCTGGTGCATGTGTCACAACTGTCATCACCTTGAAAGACATTCGTCTGCGATATAACTTTCTTCAAATTGTCTCTGGTCAGAGGAATATCAATATGCTTGTTCCTAAAAGCACAGAGACATATGACCTCTTTAGCTAGATCAATGGTGAAACTGGTTGCCTTGCAGTACCTGCGATACTTCCCTAAGTGGTTGTATTTTAAACAGTAATGCTCTAATTGACGTACAGCATCATCGGTCACATTAAAAAACTCTCTAGCCAATAGCAATAACTTGAAGTAATCCATGTGTGTATCATCGAAAGCACTATCCAGACCTATATACGAGATATCAAGGTTTTTGTTGGCTGATATAAAACTTATTATAGTCTCAATATTATCACTAACTATACCATACAGTATATCAAGGTCTTTGTCGATATAGATCGGGGCAGTATTTGGTCTATCATTAACATGGTAGTATATCTTGTCGATATTATTACGTATTTCTGGTATATTGTGATACCCCATTTCCATAAACAACCCGTTAGTATTGATTGTAACTGGCTTTCCTATGGATACCATCAGATTAGAAATGATATCAGGATCTACCAGACCAATCTCACCCCCCGCTAAAACGAAGTTATAGTCTCCTATCAACTCCATAATATAGGGAAGGTGGCGATCAAT